CAGTTCCGTTTTCATACTCCGTTTCTTCAATAAAACAAGTGTCTGCATTGAACTGGTTGTATATCTGCATACTGTCAGTTACTACATATGTTGGTATCTTAGACGCAATACAAGCGTCATACACACGTCTGATCATAGTCTTTTTGCCCAACATAGCTAATGGCTTGCCAGGAAAACGTGTACTAGCAAATCTAGCCGGAATAAGAATAGCTGACGATGTCATTTATAACCCTTTCAAAATTATCTAAGTGTAGCATGTTAGGACCATCACTTGGGGCATTATCAGGGTCATCATGTACTTCTAAGAAGAAGTCTGTAATACCCAAAGCACTACCTGCCCTACATAAGCCAGGCACATAATCGCGATTACCGCCACTACTACTTCCATTACCGCCTGGCTTCTGTACTGAGTGTGTGGCATCCAATATAATAGGATTGCTAAAATTATCAAGCATATAATTAAGGCCGGTGAAATCAACCACCAAAGTATTATATCCAAAACTTGTTCCCCTTTCGGTTATCCAAACTTGTTTAGCATCAGTACACTTGCTTAGAATACCTTTCATGTCCCAAGGTGCTAAGAACTGTCCTTTTTTGATGTTAACAATTTTGCCTGTTTCGCATGCCGCTTGTACCAAGTCAGTTTGCCTACAAAGGAATGCGGGTATTTGTAATACGTCTACTAAGTCACAGAATTCATCCATCTCTAACTTTTCAATTTGGTCTACATCATGTACATCTGTAAGAATTTTAAGATTTGGTATTGCATCTTTTAATCTTCTAAAGTCGTTTAGTGTATTAATAAGTCCAACACCACGTTTACCTTGCATACTACTTCTATTTGCTTTGTCAAAACTTGCTTTGAAGTAATAGTCAATACCTAACTTATCACAAATTGCTTTGCAATGTTTGGCAATCATTAAACTGTGTTCGTATGATTCGTGTTGGCAAGGCCCTGCAATAATTCTCATGTTATCTCCGTTAATATTAGAGTACCCATATCACCTACTTCAATTTTAAGTTTAGTTCCTTCGTCCCATCCTTTTTCTTTAAGAAGCTCTGGAGGAAGAGTTAAAATAGTTTCACCTGCACGTGGTCCTTTGGTTTCAACGTGAAATAGGTCTTCGTACTTGTATTCTTTACTGATGGTCATTGTGTAACCTACTTTGTATGTCGTAGCTTCTAGCTATAAGATCACAAAATCTTGTAAACTGGTCTCCTAAGGTAACACTAGCAATGTGTGTATGTGCATCTTGAGTTGATGATGTGTTAATGTATGCATATTGTTTAGTAGGATTTAATAGATACATTGATCCTTCATTCATTGGTACAATGCCACAATCTTCTACTACTAACTTACAATCATGTCCAGGTCGCTTCATAGCTAAATGAACAGGTAGTCCGTGATCAATTACTTCAAATACATTATCACCTTTAGGACCTAAATCAATACGTGGTCCTAATCCTTGCAATGGTTCAATGAAGTTTACTTTAATAAAGTTATATTTTTCAGAAGGAAAACATTTATGCCACCAATCTTTTGAAGCTGGTGCTGTTTCTCTTGCTAATGTCCAATGGTTAGCTAAATTTAAATTTGTTTCTTTACCCTTGTACTGGTTTTTAATTTTGTCGCACTCAATTCGACCTGTAAAGTGTTGTGGAAGATGTTCGTAGCCTGGATCGTTAACTGTACGTACTGCGATGTTTAACCAACCTACATTACTGTGTAGCATTTGGTCTATAAACCATTTAGCAACACTTACTCCGTCCCAAGGTTGAATGTTATCAGGTAATATAGGAAAGTCAAAGCTCTTGTCTTTGTGTGCATCGTAAAAATCGATTAGTTCTTTATTATCGTGTTGCATTAAATCTTTTTAACTCCTCTCCTAATTGTCTTTGTAATCTAAACACTTCTTCTCGAACAGCAGAAATCCGTTGAGCTTTTGCACCATTTTGACGCATTCGCTGAACTTCATCTGCTTTAGATTGGATTGTTCTACGCAATCCATCTATCATATCATTCGTCGGTTGATTCTTCATCTTCAGTAGTACTTATTTCTGGGGCCGGTGGCTGAGACATTATTTTGACTAGCTCGTTTAGATCAATAGTATCTGTATTAATTAAGTCTACTGCGGCTTTTGGAGTTTTTACCATTCCTGATTTAACCATATAACGACAAATATGAACGAACGTATATTTGCCTAATGAAACGTATTTATTATGTATATGCGAATCAATCATTAGCGGTATCTTTCAGCTCGACAGTTTGAACTCTGTCATATCTAAAAGATCGCCACCCATTGGCATTCACGTCCCATACTGAACACACTTTATCAGAAATTTCTCTAACTTTCTTTTGACTTAATGTATCAGTTTTAGTTGCTTTTGGTTTAATGTCCTCTTTAAGTGTACAGGTCATTATCCTTTGGTCTCCGTCTAGTTTTAAGAATGTAACAACTACAACATTCTCTTCTAGCATTTTCATGAGGTCATCCTTAGTAGGTATGCCCTTCATTTCTGCAATTTTGTCTGCAACTTCCATATTAGAATCCTCTTCCAGGGTTGACTTTATATTCACGTGGACCAGGTGTAGTAAATTCAAACCCAAATGCATTTCCTACAAATACTCTACCATTCCACATCATTTTAATTTTGTTACCTGCCATGAAGATATTTAAAAACTTTTTACTTTCAAAATGGTCAACATCTGCTTGTGCAACTCTATCATTGTCCGTGCATACTACTTCGCACGTTTTGTCGTATTCAGTTCTCGTCATTTCTTCTCCTTTAGGTTATATTCAAAATTCTGTGTTTCTTTATTGATACTAATTTGTTTAGCACCATTACGTATATGGAAATGTGTTGCCATAGGAGTTAAAGGACTTAGTGTTACTACTTGGTTAATCCCTTCCTTCTTTGCAAACTCTAATACTTTGTGTATAATTTCTTTACCTGCACCTCGCTTACGTGACCAAACAGTATATGCAATAGCAATATTCTTTTCGTCTTTTAAATGTGCAAGTTCGCTCATCATATCAAGTTCTTTAACACTATGCGGAATATCGTTTGTATATGCAATACAAATAATACCTTCAACAGTATCGTCATATTTCAAACCGTAAATCTTACGACCGTTAGTGATACGCCAGCCAAGAGTTAGTTCTGGTCTAACAGGATCTTCGCTTACGTCGATATCGTCTAGTTCAACGAGCTCAGTACCCTTTACCCAGCGAAAAAACTCTTCACTCTTATCTTTAAATAATTTCAATTTATACACCTAATAATAATTTAACTCTACGTAAATCGTTGTCTGGATTACATAAAGGTACTCTGTTATATTTTTTATAATAGTCTGACAACAAGTTCATTTCATATGACTTAACTAGGCTACTATGCATTGGAAGATATGCCTGGTAACAATGGTCAAGGTCTTCAATGTTATAGTTATTCTTAAATGCAGTACCACAGCCATAAGGGCTAAGGCGTTCATTTCGAATAGTACCTTTAAAGTCTGTGCGTCTGCCTAGCATACAGTTTCTGCTCACTGCTCTGCTTTCGCCTATGTAAATGACTTCATTACTAAGAAAGTCTGCGGGACCTTCTGGTTCACCTAACGGAAAATATCCATATAGGTAACAGCCGGCATCTTTTTTACTAAATCCCCAAGATGCATCATGTTTAGAATCAATGTGATGCCACTTTGTAAAATCACCTGATTGTGGCTCACCAATGGAGATATCCTGTGTACTGAAAAAATCAGAACCACTTAAAGAAATAACTTTTTGAAAAGTATAACACAGGTCGTCGAGCTTGTCCTCGTGTTGAGCAAAGATTTGTTCTAGTATCTCTTGTTTTAATCCGTGACCGCCACTTCCGTTTGCGATATTTTTTGCTAGAATCTCTGCCTTCATTATATGTACTCCTTACATATTTTGTTCACGTTCTCTACGAAGTTTGGCTTGTCTTTTAATACCACGTTTCTTCGCTTCTCTTTTCTTTTCGCTTGGCTTACTATAATACATTCTTTCTTTAAGCTCAAGCATCATGCCTGAATTTTTTAACTTTTTCTTCATTACCCTTAGGGCTTTTTCTACGTTGCCATTTCTTACTTCTATCTTCATTAGTCTCCTTTGTTACTAGTGGATGGCTACACTTACCATCGGTTGTTTAATTAAATCTTCTGTTGCATCATTAGGGTCTACTCCAAAATATTTGTTGCATATTACAACAATAGAGTGTGGAACATCTTCATCTTCAAATCCGGGTGGAATATATAGTCCACGTAAACTTCCGTCATTTGCAATAATCAATCCCCAGTCGTCATCGGCCCATTCTACAGTTCTATCCTCATACTTGTATTCGTTTGACATACCTCTCTCCTGATCTAACATTATATTAATAATACAAGAGTTCAAGTTAATTGTCAACCTATCTTTACGTAATTGAGTATAGTCTCAGGCAGTTTGGTAACATAGTGCTGACCATGTCTTTTAACCTTACCGCTGATTTTGAAAGTGCTTCCTTTAATGGGAAGTTCATTAGTTTGATCGAAATTCTTGAAAAAACTAATTAAGTCACCTTCAATATGTCCATTCAAAACGTAACAAGAAAACTTGTCAACAAACTTTATTCCTTGTAGGGTAAAGTTACCTTCAACTCTACTCCCAATAGTACTTATCAATTTTGACTCACCAAAGTTTGTCTTAAGATCCTTTTTATGTTCTTTTCGTTCACGAGATTCAAAATAAACTTTAGGTACAACAGATAATAAACCAATATTCTGTGTAGTTGATGTAGTGCTTGAAATACTTGACATTATGTTTTGCATGAAATCGTTTAGTGTTCCTCCGATAATAGCAAGTGCATTATCTTTGTGCAACCATTCTACACTTTCTTTTGCGTTTGAATAATCTTCGTCAGTAATAGTAATATAAGAAAAGTCATTAGGGCCATTAGACTCTAATTGAAACTTCACTGCTTCTTTATTACTAAACAATGTAGGAGTGTCTTCTGAAAACCTACGTGTGTCTTTATAGTATCCGCCATTAACTCTGTGTACTGCGAATGCTACTGCTAATATTTCGTGTGTTAAGTATTCGTTTGCCTGTGCCATAAGTTGCCTTTTGCCTAATTATGTTAATATAATAACATCAAAAACTAAACTTGTCAACCTATAATATTTCGTCGGCTATACCAAGATCAACCAATTGTTTGGCTGTGTAGTATTGATCACTTGGATTTTTGATGAATTTGGTGTTTACTTCTTGGATAGTCATACCCGTTGCTTCACGTAGTATTTGCATACATCTCATTTCACAGTTTTTATTCTCTTTCATCTGTGCTTTCATATCATGCATTTTGGCATCCATGTTGTCGCTGTGTTGATGATTCATTATACCTGTGTTCTTACCAATCCAACGATATCCTTTTGTACCACTTGCAAATAGCATAAATCCTGCACTCATAATAGCACCTACGCCTACTGTGCTTATGTTGTGATAGCTATTCTTCATTACGTCAATAAGAGCAAACATCTCATAGAGATCTCCGCCTGTAGTGTTAATATAAAGTTCAAGTGTTCTTTTGGGCTTTTTTGTTAGGTTAGCACTAAGGATCCATTTAATTGTTTCACCTACATTTTCACCTGTAAGTTCTCCATTCAGATAGTGTATGTCGTTATCTAATAACGATCGTTCTACTGCATCTGAGCTATTCCAATTATCGTATTTAGGCATAATTTATTATATACGTATTTATACCTGAGTCCATTGCAAGTGGCCTAGGTTTCTACTTTCAGCCCATCTTACAAATAACCCAACTTCTCTGCCATGTGCATCAATTTCCCATGGTAGGTCAAAATAGTGGTATTTTGTACGGTTGTAACGCTTACCCTTCCAATTTACTATATCAGTATCAGATTGTAAATCACGCATTTCGCCTGTAGCAAATTGCTTTACATGTACTAACTCGTGACACAATGTTTCAATAATAGTACGTTTATCTTGGGTTGGGTCAATTTCAATAGTGAATTCTTTTGGACGTACATAATCATCTTCCCAAATACAGTTACCGCATTGGCGTGATGCTTCAAATAGTCCTGGTATAAATTTAACAGTAATATCAAGATTTTCTTGTAGGCGTTTGCTCATTAATAATGAACAGCAGAAATTAACTACATCGATAGCGTATTCTTTTTCAAAATCCGATGCACCTCTAAGTTTGATTCTCATACCTATTCCTCTCAACGTTTGTATATATTATACACTCGTTAGTAAGTAATGTCAACCTTTTTCGTAAGGGCTTCTATCATGGTATATGTCGCCTGCTAATGCTTGAAGGTTTTCAATATTAGCTTGTATTAGTACTTGGTCTTTTGGTGCCGGGCTTTCATACTTTAACTTGTAAAGTTCTTGTGATACTTTGTGCATGGCATCTACTTTTGCACACAAATCGCTAATCTTATGTAACATACATGTCCTTTCGGTTAGTTCCTGTTAAAAATACTTATCAACAGTATATAATAAATATACTATAAACTGGAGGCAAAGTCAAGTTGGAAATTTTTCTATTATTAATGCTCAAACACGCTATTGTAGATTTGGGCTTTCAGCCTTTTGGTTTAGGAGCAACCAAATTAAGATATTTTGGTTGGGCGGCACATCAACAACATTATATTCCACATGGTTTACTAACTATGGTCGCACTTGCAATGACCTTGCAAGGGTCCTTAGAGCTTATTATACTGTTGGGAATACTTGATTACGTACTACACTGGCATACCGACTACATTAAGACCCATATAAGAGAAAAGATGCAATGGAAGTCAAACCAAAGAGCATTTTGGGTACTGAACATGTTTGATCAGATGGTACACTTCTTTGGATATTATATAATTGTTAGATTAGCTATTGGTTAAGTTTTAATCATTCTACCAAATCCAAAACTCATTGAACCTGGTAATGCCATAGTAGCATAAAACTCTTTGCCCGAATCAAATCTAATTTGTCCTTCAAACACTGGTGGATAAATGACAGCCATTTTAGTAAACTTACCTTTATCATCACCTTGCATTTGGAATGAACTTTTAATTTGAATCATGTTAGAACTTTCAAGTACTGTTTTAAAGAACCTGTTTAACATTTCTGGGTTTTTGTTCATTGCATTCTGTGTTGCTTTTGCAAGAACTGTTGTCCAATGCCATAGCTTCTTGTACTTGGCATTGTTAATAGATGAATCCTTAGGACGATATGTGTCTGAATTCATATATGAATTGTAGTGTCTTGGTAGTGCTTTACTAATAGCACCTTCGTCATTCCATGTATTAGGATCGTTAACTAAACCTTTAACTGCTTCTAATTCAGTTTCATTTAAAATTCCAACTGATGCCGCAAGTTTATAAATTTGATGTTTCTTATCTTTCTCTTTAATGATGTTCATCCAAGAAAGGTATTCTGCAAACTCTTCAAAGAATTTAGGATTAGCCTTTTTAAGCTGATCTGGTTTGTTGTCAATAGTTTCTGCAATACTAATTGCACTTGCTTTTGCACCACCCTTACCGTCTTTAGCACTAATACCAACTCTAGTTCCTTTAGGTGATATTAAAAAGCTATCAATAAGTTTCTGTGTTTCGTCTGCAGGGTAATCAACTGTTTTCATTGCACCCCATGTCAACCCTGGCTCTAGTACCTGTAAAAGATTTTCTTCAGCTTCTTTTACACTACCTGTTACGATGCTAGACCCTTGTGATAACGCAATAGGCCCTGCTATCTCACCAATCTGTACTTCGTAGTTTCCTTTATAGTCTTTAGTAGCAGGCATTACTTCATCTAAGTTATCAATTATGTCTGCAACAATTTTTCTTTCTTCTGCCGGCACATCATCTGGATACAATGTTGATGTTCTAATTGCGTTAGCAACTGCGTCAACTTGCATTGGTCCATTAGTAACACCTAGTCTGTTTGGAAACATTCTAATGTTAGGGTGTGCTTTGTTTGAGTTCTTTGCTTTAGTTTTAACAATGTCAAAACCTAATGGAGCAATGTTTCTCATAAAATCTGTTTGTTCCCATTTGATGTAATTACTAGTTTTTTGTTTATAGTATCTTACAAAATGGAGTGTTCCTGAGTCTGTAGTAATTTCAACAACAATAGCCGCAAATGGACCTAATGGTTGTTTGTTTACTTCTTTTAAGTCTGCTGTTGCTACACCGGCTGTTGCTAAATCGTTTTGGAATTGTTCTGCTGGTGTTTCGCTCTTTGGTCCTACTGCTGAACCGTTTTGTGCATCAGCTGGATCAGTTGATTGTTGTGCTTCTACTGGAACGTATTGTGCTTGACTAGCCTCTAAAGGAAAGAACCAACTATTAGAAGGGATAAACTTACCACCTTCTTTAGTACTAAAAGGACTTTCCATTCCTTTGTCGTTAACATCGTCTACTGCACCTTTGATGCCTCTAGTGCTTTCAATGACTGGCTTATTGTATTTTTTAAACTCGAAGAATCTCATAACACTAGTATTTATACTATTTTAGGAAACAGAGCATCTGCACAAAACTCATCAACATCAGCTTCAGGTAATCCTAAAGACTTCATTGTACGTGGCGTATGTGGGTTTTGTTGCTGGTTATGACAGTAATAGTTCTGTGCTCCAGCGGTAAGTTCAATATTAGCATTGCCTGTATACTGAGGAACACTTTCAAACCATGTTCTTAAGTTATCTACTGCTAGGTCGCATATTGCAGTAGCTTCTTCTACTGTGTTTACATTACCAGCGGCAATCATACTTGGACTAAAAATATTACGAGCCCATTCAGGTAGTTCACGTTTCTTACTTGGAATAAAGTCTGCAACTGCATCTTGATACCAATCAACTAACGGATGGTCTTCTCCACCACTACTTGCACTAAAGTCATGGAAAGCACCTGTCATCTTGTTCTTACCTGCAATAACATCAAAGCCGTATATAGGAGCATCGTTAGTTAGTGTAGGAAAACAACATACATGCATCATCCATAAGCCTTTGCTATCACGTACATCAACTACATCAATGTGAGCTCTGCGTACATGCGGATTAGCCCATACTTTATTAAGCCATCCATTCTCTGGTTGGTGAAATTTGTTTAGTGTTTTTTCTTCTTTCTCAACTGCAAACTCATCAAAAATACCAAGTATACGATCCTGTGTTTCAATTAGTTTATTCCATATTACGCTCATCTATTACTCCACTCTCTGTTAGATATACCTGGCATTGATTCCCTTAATTCAACTTCGTGCATACTTTTAATTATGTCAATTGCGTTTTGTTTTTTAATTTTTGGTGTTGCTGGATTAATGCCTGTAGCATGTAGCCATAACTTCCAGTTAGTTTCTGCAAATATTTCCGTGTTACGTGGAAAGAACTGCGATTCGTCTAGTGTTGGGGTATACGTTCTTGCATACCCTGTTGCCAATTCTTCTAGCTTAGGTGTTTCTTTAAAGTTTTCGTAAACGTGTTTCCAAAACTTACCTTGTCTTGGATTATTAAAGTAGTGCAATGCTACAAAGTTCATGCTATCTTCGTATACTGTTTCAATGTCGTTATTATAACCATCTACATCTTCTTGTGTAAAATGTCCTTTTTGTAAACATCTAAGTCCAGTAGCACCAATGATTAGTAATGCAAGTCCTGTACTTTCTAATGGCTCAATAAATCCACTAGCAAGTCCTACACTAAAACAATTACCTCTCCAATTCTTTCTATTATACTTAGGCTCAAACGGTATGTGGTTAAACTTACCTGTACGTAGTCTATGTTCTCCCCAATGTTGTACAAAGTGATCTTCTGCTTCTTGTTTAGTTGTTAGGTCACTGTTGTAACATAGCCCACTACCTATTCTATCTCTAACAGGAGTTTTCCATATCCAACCTAGGTCAGTTGCTTGTGCAGTAACATAAGGTACTTGTGGTTCGTCATCTGTTTCGTAATCAATTTGACTTGCAACCGCGGCATTAGTAAACAGCATATGACTTCTGTCAACCCAGTCTGCACCTGGTATTGCGTTTGATAATAGTTTCTTAAATCCTGTACAGTCAACAAAGAAGTCAGCAACAAGTTCTTGTCCATCTTCTAATATAACTTTTTCAACTTGACATTTATTAATTACAGGCTTACTAATATGTTTTTTAATGTGTGTTAGTTTAGTATACTTTTTGTTTAGATATTCTGATAAGAAGTTTGCAAGTTTGATAGCATCTAAATGATATCCTACATGAGCGTTGCCGCCTTTAACACTTGTGTTCTCTGGAACAACGTTGTTTGTAATACAAGTGTTGTACCATGACATGTACGTTTCCATATCAGTTTGTGTAGCACCAGCATCAAGAGCTAAGTTTACAATGTCGCCCATGTGTCCTTCGTCACTAGTACCTACTGGAAAATAAAACGGTTGCCAAATATTTGTATTGTCGCCTTTCCAATTAGGAAAGTATGTTCCGCATTTAATAGTTGCGTCTGATGCCTTGGTCCATAACTCCATTGGAATGCCACAGTCTTTTAAGTAATGGTCAAAGCCTAGTATAGTTGCTTCACCTACTCCTACTGTTGGAATGTTAGGACTTTCTACAAGGGTAACGTTTACGTTGGGTAAGTTATATAAAGCATAAGCGGCTGTCATCCAACCTGCTGTGCCACCTCCAACAATACAAATACTTGATACGTTAGTCATTGCGTTCGTGTTCCATCATTTCCTTAAATGCCTTAGTTGCAAAGTCAAAACATATTTTAGCTTCGTCAGCCAACTCGTCGTGTATCTTTGCTCTAATCTTTGTTTTAAGGTCGTTGACTTCTCCATCGAACTCGTACATAGTTCCTTTACCAGGAACTTTCTTCTTAATCATTTGACCACCACTTAGGTCGCCCATATGCCTAACATACAAGTGAGCCATAATTTTTTCTTTATCGTCTTTAATAGACATAATGTGATCGGTGTATTCTTTTGTTACGTTTAATAACGTTGGCGTATTATCTTTATCTTCCCATAGTTCTTCATAGTCTGCAAAGATACGAGGTGCTCTACGCACTTCAGGAATGTCGTCGAACAATCCATGTGTCATAGCAATTACTTCTAATAGGTTATAACACGGGTGTTGATTGAATAAAAATGTAGCATAAGTCTCAGGGCTAATATCTCCGCCCATTAAGACTTTTACAAATTCTTGTCTTTCTGCGTTCTTATGATGTTCCCAAGTAAGGTCTTTTAAGCTCATTCTTGCTCCACTTTGATTTGTAATGGAAATCCATGACTTCTACTCAAAGTGGTTGCTTCTACGGCTTTCTGTTCTGCTATTTCAAAGTTGTAAATACCAACTACAGACGAGCCTTGCTCGTGTATCTCCATAGTTATATCTCTAGCAGTATCTGGCGAATGCCTAAAAATTCCAGTAAGTATCTCAATCACGAAATCCATTGGGGTTGCGTTATCATTGAGGAAGATTACTTTATACATATTTGGTTCAGTAACCTTAATCTTGATCTTTTCGTCTATTTCTACGTCCATACTATTACTTATCATCATGTTTGCTCCGTTGGTAGTAATTAGGGGGAAGTTGCCCTCCCCCTAGACTTGATTACTTACTGTCGATAACTGAATTATCTACAATCTTAATCTTCTTTGGTTGTAGTTCTTCTGGTACATTACGTTTTAAGTGTACATTAAGCATACCTAGTTCAAGGCCTGCACTTTCTACTTCAACGTGGTCAGCAAGTGTGAACTCTCTACGGAAGTTGCGTCCGCCAATACCCTTGTGTAGGTAATTAACTTCGTCATCTCCTTTAGGAGCAGTCCCTTCAATACGTAACATCTTTCCATCTTTTTCGATTTCTAAGTTGTCCATGCCAAATCCTGCAACTGCTAATGAGATCATATACTCATCTTCGTTGATTTGTGCAATGTTGTATGGGGGATAACCATTTCCGTTAGGGCTATTAGCAAACTGTCTTTCAAGTTCGGTAAACATTTGGTCGAAGCCAATTGTTGCTCTGTGGAAGTGTGGTAGGTCTAGAGTTGTTAGTCTTTGTCTTGTCATTTTGTTTCTCCTTATAATAAGCAAGATTTATATTACGATGTTCCTTTTGGACACATCATGTACATTGAGCTCTTCTCTTTGTACACATTTATTTATCTCGGATTTACGAGATATTGACAAAAAAGAACTGATTTAGGCTAAATCTGCCTGGTCCTTGTACAGGATTGACAGCATGTAGCTCAAAACTAGGGAATATCATAATGCTATTGTTTACTATATCAGGTGTGTAACGATGCTCCGTAAACACTAGTTCTCCGCCTTTATAGGGCTTTGGTTCCCTATAAAACAAGCTAACTGCTGACATAACTGCACTATCTCTATGCCCATGGTATAGTCCATTTTCGTACATATTCAGCTGAGTAACATCAAAATTACTTTGCCAAATAAACTGTGAAAATATGTTTTCTTTTAATTCTTCTTCTAAATTGAATATTTTTCTATTGTGTTTAAGGATTTTACTTTTGCCACGATTATCAGCAAAGTGTCTATCCACATGCACACTAGTCATATTCATTGCTCTAGGATCACCTTCATCTCTAGTGTCCTTGCAATACTGTTGCAACTCATCTATTTCTTGCCATACTTCTGATAGTTCACTTGGTGAAAAGTAATCGTATATAATCGTATGATAAAAGGGTTCTTTGAAATGTTTAACTTGCATTAAACTGATTGAACACTTGATTTACCTGTTGTGTACATCTTACGAATGTAGTACACTTTGGCATGTCCTTAATACGTTTAGCACCAATGTAAGTACAAGTAGATCTTAGTCCACCAAGTATCTCTGTTAGTGTACCTTCTACTTCTCCTTTGTAAGGAATAGAAACAAGTTTGCCTTCAGCACCTCTGTATCCATCTTTACGTGTACCATGTGTTGCCATTGCCGCATCTGAACTCATACCGTAGAACTCAACAAAGTTTTGTTCTTCAAAACGTGGAACATAAGTTCCGTTGTCTAACTTGTGAGCACCACCTGTTGCAGTATGTTTTGTAATAATGTTACCGCCACCTTCTTTGTGTCCTGCTAACATACCGCCAAGCATAACAAAGTGAGCACCTGCTCCAAAGGCTTTACTTACATCTCCTGGATACACACAACCGCCATCAGCAATAATGTGTCCACCAATACCGTTGGCCGCATCAGCACATTCAATAATGCCTGATAGTTGTGGCACACCAACACCTGTCATTAGTCGTGTAGTACATACTGATCCTGGACCAATACCACACTTAACAATGTCAGCACCTTTAATAATAAGTTCTTCTGTCATCTCTGCTGAAATAACATTACCAGCAATAATAGTTTTGTCTGGATATGCATCACGTAAACGTGCAATAAAGTCTGCATAGTTTTCATGATAAGCATTTGCAACATCAACTGTAATAAATTTAATGTCTGGATACATTTCTAAGACTGCTTTCATAGTAGCATAGTCTTTTGCATCTTTATCCCAAATAACTCCTGTACCTGTGCAAACACTTAGGTACTTCATCTTAACACCTTGACTCTGTTCTTTCCAGTCATCAACGGAGTAATGCTTTCTCATAATAGTAAGCATTTTGTGTTCTTGTAATACTTTGGCCATTTCAAATGTACCAACACCGTCCATGTTACTTGACATGATAGGTACACCAGTCCATTCATTACCGTGATGAAATCTAAATGTACGAGTTAGATCCACATCACGTCTGCTTTCTAATTTTGATCTCTTAGGTTTAAACAGTACGTCTTTATAGTCTAACTTAATGTCTTGTTCAATTCTCACTTTTTAACTCCGTAATTAAAAGAGACTGCAATCCGTTGCAAATCACTTTGGTTTGATTTAACTTGATGTTTGACCCAGCTAGGAAAGATTACTATCATTCCGTCTTTTGGAGGATACGTTGCCATTGTACTTGTTATTGTATTATATGAATCAAAGTTATCTGGAATATAATACTGTGCATCATCGCCTCTAAAAAATTGTAAGTCACCCATATTCTCTGCAGGAACGTCTATATAAAATACACCACTCAACATAGCATCTTGGTGGTTGTGTAATGTATGATATGCTCCCGGACCATTAATGTTAATCCAGAAGTTTTGGAATTCTAATTCAGGTAGTCCCATAGTTTTGCGACAGTAGTCTACTTGTGCATCTAGTTCTTTTACAAACGTATTAAGAGCAAACACATAGTTAGGATCAACTAAATTAATGTTCTCAATACTGCGACTATGCCAACCATTCATATTACTGTTGCCACCAAGGTTAGGTTCTTTTGCCTGCCATGCAAGAGCAATTTGTTTTAATGAATCTCTATCAATTGATTCTACATAACCTGCAAATACAATCGATGGAAACCAAAGGTCAGCTTTTAAACTCATATTAAAATCCTAGTTCTTTATTACGTTCTCTCATCGCTTTCAAGTGTCTAGCTCGTCCAGCCGCCTTGGCTTTCTTTCGCTTTAAACTTGGCTTCTCATAGTGTTGTTTTTCTTTGTATTCGATCAACACACCTTCTAATGCAACTTTCTTTTTGAACTTTCTTAAAGCCCCTGCAAAGTCACCATTACGCACTTCTACTTTTAGACCCGTCTTTGGCCTGTCGTTGCTGTACTTTGACAAAATAGTTTTCTCCTTCTGCTATCTGTCTAATATCATAAACTCTATTGATATTAAGTATATTATACTGCATCTCTGCCTGGTTTGTCAAGTAATATGTTTTATCAAAACTTAACAAATGACCAATTATCCATTGCGACTCTTTAGTGTTATCAATATCAATAATAATATAGTTAACACTTTGAGCAACGTCTAGTACCCAAGCAATGTCATTCTCGTCTTCCGAAAGATACAAATTGATAGGTGCGTCTGAAAGTTCTTTTAACATATCGTTAAATTGTTCTTTAACTGTAACAGACGGATTAAGCAATAAGAAACTAAGGTTATCGTTTAATAACTTGTCAGGTGAGGTAATTAGATTTACTGTTGGCTTAGACATAGTAATATTACTTATTCTTGTGGATTGTTTGCCAAACACTATTCTGGCTCTGTTCTGAATTTTGTTTATAGTTTGGTTCTATTACTTCAGTAAAGTCAGGTCTTATTCTTGAGTCTTGAGTCTGACTTGTTTGTTCTCTACTTTGGTTATGTACGAAGTTTTTTTTTGAGGTAGCTTTTGTCTAGTACCTTGTTCGCCTTCACCTAGTTGGGTAACTTCTAATTCAGCTTCTTTGTTAGCGGCCTCTACCCAGTCATTCCATTTATCTAGATCGTCCGTTTCAATCATCTCGTTATTAAGTTCTTCTTGACTAGGTTTTTTATTAAAGTCAAGCTCTAATTGATTTGGGTCAGCAACTACTTCAGGAGTTTCAATTTTTGTAGGTACTACAGGTTCTGGGTCAATGTCTGGGAACAATAATAATTGATCACTATGTTCACTCTTAGTTGGTTCTTCTTCTTTTTCAAAGTCTGGTGGAACATTGTCAGCAATAGCTTGGGCTCTTGCTTGTTCGTATTCCCTACGTTCTTCTTCTGCTAGTTCTTCTGGGCTAACATCTTCAAACTCAGGATCGTCTTGTGGATCGTCCTCGTCTGACTTTGGGCGGCCGCCTCCACCTGTACTACCACTGTTTACCCAATGGAATGTATACTGTGAAGCAATAAGCATTAATACTGCTAATGGATCAAATACAAATATAATAATTATAATAACCCAACGTACTGCTTCTTCAAGCATATTGTTATCGGCTGTTTCGCCATAAACAAATTCAGCAATGTATTTGATAGGTCCTACTTCTGCTTCTAACTGACGATACTCACCTTGTAGTTTATATTTTTCTTCAATAATAGTATCTAGTTCTGTTTCAGCATTTTTAATCTTAGCTAGTTGTTCTTCAACTTGTGCATCAATATCATCTGCATTACTTGTGTCAGCTAATTGAGAACGTAGTCTTTCAATTAGTTCTTGACTGTTCTTAACTGAATCTTCAGCACTTTGACGTAGTCTATTAATTTCATCTCTTGCTGTCTGTATAACAGGAGATTCTGTTTGACGTACTTCGTCAATCTTACCTAGCATTACAAGTTCACGTTCTTTGAGTGCAGGTATTTGTTTTTCTCTAATATCTTTAATTACGTTGCCTAAACGGAAACGTTCCATGTCAACAGTTTTCTTAGCATCAGCACGTAGTTGAGATACATCATTTTGTATTTGTGTAATTCTATCACGTTGAGCTTTGACCCATTTAGCAAGAGCTGAACGAGTGTTGCCACCAAATAGTCCATCACTACTTACACCAATGATAGCCTGGCCTGCTCTTACTTCGCTTTGTTCTGTTGATTGTAGTTGATTAGTAACACGAATAATCTCTGCTTCAATAGTATCAATACTATCTAATAATGGTTGTACTGCACTTGTATCTTGTTCTAGTGATGCAATCTTATCTTCGTACTCTCTTGCACTAGCTTCTAAACGAAGGACTTCTGCACTAATAGTTGCAAGTTGTTCTTCATAAGGTTTAGTACGTGCTGAGTCAGTTTCTCTAGCGTCTTCAATAATTTTGTTCTGTTGTTCAATAGCAGGTTTGATACGTTCAAATGCTTTGTCAATACGATCTTGTTCTTTATCAATCTGTGATTGTATGTTAGCGTCACTACCTGAACCACTAGTTTCTAATGCTTCAATTTTATCATCAGCTCTATCAATAACTGCATTAAGTCTTACAATCTCATTTTCAATTTGTTCTACTTTTGCAATGCTTTCTTCGCCTGCACTTGTTTGTTCGATGTGAGCTTTACTTAAGAAACCAAAAATACCCATACTTGTAATAAACATGAGTACTACGACAGCTATACTTAAATAAGTTTTAAGCCACCATGTTGCTTGACTCCAATACCTGTGTAGCCATACTGCGGTAACAAGTTTACCAACTTCAAGTACACCACCCATAATCATAATAGGTATAGCCGCCGCGGCAAAGATAGCCACTAGTCCTGCTATGGAGTAATATATTGCTACTGCTGATATAGATATAGCAGATAAAAAAGTTAGTATTCCTATTAACATATGGTTTCCTTTTGTATACACTATTTACCTGCCTTTTTATTGTTAATTAAGTTACTATTTAAGTTTGAAACCGCCAACCTGGGTGTCCTGATTCTTTACAAGCAATTTCTTTGAAGATTCGTTCTTTACTTTTGTAGTGTAAACGTGTCACTACAGTTCTACAATAACCTGACCCTTGTGGGAATGTAGATAATATTTGTACTACACCATTTGTTCCTGTAGTATTATTATACCAACTAGTTGTTTGTCCGTTTTCAGAGTTATCTAGTGCAAAGAACAATGCTCGTTCTTGTTTCATACGGTCTTCAGTTGGAAGTCTATACCAATGCCATTTAGTAACGTTTACTAATATATTAACATATCCATTATTAGGCTGATATGTTGACTGTACACTTGCATTAGTAGTTTGAGAAGTTGTTACGTCAGACCCAGTTGTGCTACATGCACTAGTAAGGGCTATCAACAATATACCAACGAGAGCTCTCATAATCTTTTCCTTTGAATAAACAAGCATAGCCTTTTCTTTCAACCATCTTGCCATTAATATTAACGGAATACCAGTGTTCTCTACAGTTAGATCCTAATCCCATTTTAGGAGGAATCAACTTCTTTACTGGGCTGTCTGAACAGGTAAGTGTCGTTTCACTGCTAACAGTTTTATCATTAGATTTTTTAATGATTTGATCTGTTTCACAATACTGCATCTGAGTTTTACCCAAAGGAGGTGTCGTGCTACAAGCCGACACTCCGAGGATTAGTCCAAGTAACAGGAGTATCCTCATGTTACTGACTCTTTGATTGTGCTACGAGTGAATCGAATACTGCCTTTGGCATTCTTAGTTTGACAAAGGTATACTGTTTACCTGCATATACAAACGTTGAACGTTCTTCTTCAAGGTGTTGTGTAATTGCCGTATCATTTACCTTGTACGAAATAAACGTGTTTGTATCTTTAGTATCATTTGTAAAATTCATAGTTGTTTCACTATTCACTCTACCATTAATACGTTTTGCAAAGTTATTCATTGCAATAGCATACATTTGCTCTTCTGCGGCTTGTTGGAAAATACTTTCTCCTGCCCCACATGCATATGCATACTCTTCTTTCCACCAGAACCAACCTTCGGTTCCTGCTTGGGCACATGATGCATACCACTTAGGTTGTGCATACGTGTCTCTTTCAGCAATGGTAGTCATACTTGAACAAGCACCCAACATAGATACTAGGGTACCTGCCATTGCTAGTTTCATTATTGCCTTCATTATAAGCCTCCTATTTTTGCCTATTTGTTAATTATGTATATACTATAGCACCATTAATTCAAATGGTCAACCTTTTGTTTACCAAAATGTTTAACCACAATTTGCCACACAAATCATTAGTAAATCTTGTGCGTTCAATAATCGAACTACAAGTGCAAAACCAATAAATTCAACCATTTTAATTTCTCCTCATCTGTGCGATTTCAGTTGCTTGTTTTGATCCTGTTTTGTCATCGTCGTCTGCAAACACAGGAACCAAGTTACTTTTATGCATCATAGCAATACCTACAAGTTTACGTTCACCTGTGTATTGCATAGATTCTTTTTTGGTTGCTGGAGCGAAACTATCCTTAGTAACACGACTAGGAATGTATTCTGTTTCACGTACTTTTGGACCTTCCCAAGTCCATGCCTTAGTAGATGTTTTTGTTTTGGGTTTAAAGTTACCACTTACGTATTCAACATATTCATCAAATGTCATTATATTACTGTGTGCATGAATACGTTTCATAGACTTATTATGTTCACGATGCTCTTTGACAAGACGTTCGAGTCTGCCTTTAGTCATCTTGGTAGCTTTACGTTTCTTAGTATTAAGGGAAGTCATTCCACGTACCAAACTCATAGTCATAATAATGTTACCTCTACTTTACTTTAATACTATTATTGTAACGCAGAGTTAACATTATGTCAAGAGTTAGTTTACCAATTTACTGATACGGGTCAACATCCAAATACTTGCCCCATTCTGAATAGTAATGACGCATACCTACTTCATCATGTATAGTTCCATTTTCATGTCTACCATGTAATATGTTACGTGCTTCTGTACCTTCACGCATTGTAGTACCTTGTCCTGCTACACCAATTAGGTCTTCATGTAGGTTACGTCCAAACGGTCCCCATATGCTGTTGTGATGTTTGATACGTGTTAGTCTTTCTTCAGGTGTATCCTTACGCAGTCCATAACCTCTAAACTCAATAAGAACTTTGTTACAACTTAGGGGAGTAACTGAATCACTACGGTAGGCGGAGCCTCGAAGGTTGAAGTTGAATCCAGGGAACAGATCAACCATGTACCATTGATTGGGTGGCAAGTTTGGGAATGATAATTCTCCTCTATCTTCAAAGCCTTCGTACTCCTCATAGTTGACAGTAAAACTAGACACATTAACATGCCCATTATCAAAAGGTATATTCTTACGTGCGAAGTACTCATCATTGAACCCACTTACTCTATTGAAGTAGTGCATGAAGTCGTGATAGAATTCACTATTGGTATCATGCCATAACTTATAATTGGTATTTATAATTGCTTTGTGATAATGAAACACTTCCATTTCTTCTGTGTCAATAGCATCAGCAATACAATCAAATGCACCTGCTGTCCATTCCTCAACACTCTGCGTTGGATTAGGATCAAGTGTTACCCATACCATGCCTCCGTGCTTTACTTCACAATGCAACTGTGGTTCAACAGTTACAATAGGTGCTCCAAGAGTACCACTAGGTGCCCAACTGCCATAGTTACGATATGCTCGAACACCATCGCCTGTGTTGTATGCAATAACATTAACACCTGCTATCTGTGTTGTTCGGTAGTCTAGTTTGTTATACATCTCAGAGATGTGGCACATAGGTACCCATACTTTACTAAAGATACGTTCTTGCTCTTGTGCAAATATTTCTGGATCGTTATATGCTGAACTGCTGATTGATTCTACGTTTGGTTGTGCTAACCAACTCTTATGATTACGTGGTGGCATGTTTTCTCCTTATGCTATATTTAAATTATTATAACACAGAAAAATGCCTAAGTCTAATAGGCTGTGTCTATAAGCCAATATTTTCTAACTGTAACCAACGAAGTATTATGTAGCTAGGAAGGCCAACTAAGAAACCTACTGTCTCTGGGTCTTCTGGCTCAAAGAACATTAGTACTGAAAATGTTATTCCTAAAGACATTATAACCATCTTTAGATCTTTAATAGCATCTTGTGTTGTTTGCCCAGGTTCTTTCACATTGCCCCCAATAGTAAAAACGCAACTTTTCTGTTGCCAGGTAAGTTGCCAACCCCGTAACCTAGTTAATTACTAGGCCGCAAGAGCAAAGTTTTCGTTTGCGTCTGTAGTTTTCTTCGCGATAACCGTGCTTAGATCCGGATAACTCCACTAACTCTATTAACTACCAGTCGATCCTAGTTCGCCCCCATCATAAGCACACTCCTGTGCTTAATGTGTTTATGGTGGAGGCGTCGGGTACTGCCCCCGAGTCCTGTATAGCGTTTGAATTGCTTCAACGTTATGAGTATATTTATACACTCATTATGCGGCTATGTCAAGTTCTTTTTCTACTTTTTCTTTTGTTTTGGAATTTGGATTCTTTAAAGGCTCTAACCAACTGTCGGCAATGTATGCTCTTGGGCTAGGTCCAAACAGGCTTGATAAGTCTTCTGCTTCAATCCACCAATAGTGATCTGTAACAGGGCATTGGCAGGGCATACCTCTAAACTCAAACTGTTCTCCTTGTTTGAATTTACCAATATAATCTACGCATTTGACAATTCGTCCAATATTCTCAGGACGTACTGAATATATGATTTGGGCTAAGTCGCCTTTAGTACACTTCATGTCTATATTTAATAAGTAGAAACTAAAAGAAAGGTCGTTATGGCTAAAATGAGAAAGTTCCATTTTTGGAATGAAGCAGGTGATGAAAAAGATACAGAGCAATTAAGTTTAACAAGAGCAGTTAAGGCTGTGCAAAGTGACTTCAAAGATATGTTTATTGGTGTTGAGTATATCAGTAAGAAAGGTAAAGAAATTGCAGAAACAATTAAATTACCTTGGGGTAGAAAAGTAAGACAATCAATTGAAGCTGAGAAGAAGAGAGCGGCATTAAAGGCTAAACAAGCCTTACGTTAATTGTTACCTATTAAAACTGTCGGGTATTGCCAAGTTACCAGCTATCATTCGTCCACGGTTATCAACCATTTCAAATTCAAGTTGCATCTTGTTTTGGATATTTGTAATCTGTGCGGCGTTAAAAGCACTGACATGTACAAACACATCTTGTCCACCGGATGACGGAGTAATAAATCCGTAACCTTTTTTCGCATCAAACCACTTTAGAATGCCATGTATTCTATCGCTCATAAGTTTATTATTTCCTTAATATAACAATGTTAATTATTGCTACTGTTGTATAGTGTATTTATAGCTTTATGTCAAAATTAAGCCAAAAAAATAGCACGGCCTTTTGAGGGGCCGTGCTATATTATAAACTACATTGAGTTCTTTTTTTCCTGAATTTCAGCACGTCTTGCCTTAGTAAGTTTACCAAGTTCACCTAGTGCTTTTCTTGCTCTTGCCGCGGCCGCTTTAACACCCTTAGTTTCGAAAGACTCGCTTTCAGCTAAGTATGATTCCATTGCCGCTTTAATCGCTTCGTGATGTTGTGACATAATTATCTCCTATTGTGTTTAACACGCTTTTATTTACTATCATAGCATTTAAGGCGTGTTAAATGTGGTTTAGAATTTATATTTCACAGATCCCAGGATTGATGTTGTATCAGCATAATCTGCACCAGTGATAGTTGATGTTCCACTCTTATCGTGTAGATATAAACCAATCTCTAATCCATCTTGCTTATCAGCACGTTTGCCAGCGTCATAGTTAGCATACACGTTATGAACAACACCGTAATAGTTACCATCGTAACCTAAGTCATCATTCATAGTTCTATGAGCAGTAACATAAGTTGCTGGAGTAACATTATACATTACACCCATATCAATTCTGTCATCACTTGCAAGACCTGTGTCTTTGTCGTCCCACAACTCAACACCCCATTGCATTGGGATATCCCATCTACGAAGTGTTCCGCCAATAGCGTATCCTTCTTGACGAGTGTCTGTTGTGTAACTTGCTGAACCTGCCGCAGTTGTGTCAATGATCATGTATGATACATCAGCTAAACCTAATAAGCTAACTGTTGCACTTGCATACAATGAGTCTTCGTTGTTATCGTAACCAACAACTACACCCCATGGCTTTTCTCTTTTAAGTCTGTACGCATCAAATTCGAATTCAGTTTCTTTTTCAAATCCGCCTAATACTAAAACAGTCTTTTCATTGTGATCCAACCTACTACTTGATTCAGTAATGATAATTGGTGCTCCAATCTTTGATGTTTTTGCAAAGCCAATGCGTTGTGCATCAGTTTCACCAACATAGATTGTTGCGAAGTCATTACCAAAACCTAATTGCTTTTCAACAATAGTATTGTCAAGAGTACTATCTAATGCATAATCACTATCATACGTCATAGTTGCACCAACCCAGTTAAGGTTAAGCATGTTCTTGTCAATATCTAAGTCTTGGCTAATACCAACTTGCAATTCAGCACGTGAGTCCCAACCAGAGTCATAAGTTTTATCGTCATATATACCCTCAATTTCACCATTGACATAAAGTCCAGCTGGTAAATTTGGCATACTACTTTCAAGGGCCTGTACTCTACTTTCGAGACCTGCATCGTCAGCCAAGGTTCCTGTCGCAAGAGTTGCGAACAAGACGGCTAACACCATCGTTACTTTTTTCATTTTATTTTATTATATCCTTATCTATATTATAACATAAAAAGACTCCGGGAGAGTCTTCGAGCTTATTTATGCTATCTTTGAGTGCATTTATCTTTAAAGTGGTTTAACTAGTAGCATATCCATTAGCTTTTAAGGTCTGTTGTGCCCATGGATATTTTGGTAGGCCAGTTCTACTTCCATTGGAACCCCAAGCCACTTTTGCACCTCTAATATCAATGTGCGTAAATGTATTGTATATGCCAATTGCAGTAAACCCTGCGTCAATAGCCGCTTGAATGAACTTTTGACGTTGTGCTGTTGTTAGTCCTGTCTGAACAATGTCGACAGCATTTCCTAACATGTGTTGACTTTTCTTAGATCCACCAACTCTTGAATTGTATTCTGGACTTCTATATCCACTAGTACAAACTAATTGGAAACCCATCTCTCTAGATATTCTTTCTAAGCCTGTTACAACTTGTGGTTTCACTCTACTGTCAACGTGTGGTAACCATTTAATAAATTGTCCATCTGCATTTGATGGTTGTTTACTTGGAACTTCTTCAACTAACTCTCCATCTGACGATGAACTTGCTGGAGCCGGTTGTGGTCCTGCTGTATTTGTTACTCCGGATTCTCCACCTGTAAGTACAGGACTTTCATTACCACGTCTAGCAGTTGGAATACCACCATCGCCATATTCTACTGCTTCTGTTGTATCTGGATCAACTCCGTTATCTCTTTCAATCTTACGACCAATAATAATGTCTGCGGCTTCTACTGGATCAAGTGTAACCTTTTCAAAGCCCATTGCTTGTGCAACTACGTTACCTATTGCGTTCGCTTGTTCTTCTGCTGTTGCTTGTGGATCACCTGCTACGTCTGTACTACCTGTAACAATAACTGCCTTGTAAGGAGCGTCTGTATCAATTACATCACCAATCCTTGCTGTAAGTAACTCATTAGTAATGTCTATTGTTGATCCTGTTATAATTTTACCTATATGCCCACAGTCAGTTTCAACTAGGTCTCCTAGTCTTGCTGTAGGAATGTTGTTAGTAAACACGTTCGGACTACCTGTTATAATAGTACCACCAATGTCTAAAGGTGGATGACTAGGATGATAACAAGTACCTTGTGTCCTGTCGCCAATTCTTGCTATTGGTTGTCCCATCTATGCTGACCCTGTTGGAAATTGTGAATCTAGTTGTGCTTGTGTACCGTATATTCTGTACAGTTTTAAACCTTCGCTCATGTAATCATACATAACATCTTTGTACGGAAGTTTCTTATTAACATTAAAGTTAACAATGCCACCACCGCTTTGTATCTGTAATGACTTCGCAGGCTTGTTACTTGGTTCAGCTGACTTAGGTTCTGCTGATGCAGGAACATCACCAAGTAATACTTTAGCGTTATGAATCTTTGCTTCTAGTTCTCCTAATGATGCAAGTTCAGATATCTTTCTTGTATCTAAACCAGCAAAGCTAGTAAACAAATTACCTATCTTAGAACTTGCACTTGCTGTTGATTGTTTAGCTAGTTCTAATTTGTTAGCTGTAGCATTTTTAATTGAATCTGGTATAAGTCCACCTAGATCAGATGGTATTACAGGTAAGTCTGCCGCAGGATCAGGAATGCCAAAGTCGGGTAACGATGCTTCTGGTAGGTCAGGAAATCGTTCAGCAATCATTGAAGGATCACCAAACACTTCTGTTTCTACACCATTTATAACTTTGATTTCACTATTCAACTTAGTATTAACATTAAAGTTAACAAGTTGACTGTTAGCTTTTAATTGAACTTTAGGTATAGCACTCATTATACTGCTACCAATATTGATTCAGGAAATGCTTTGTCTAGTTGTTCTGTTGTAGCATATACTCTTGTTAGCTTACCTTGGTGCATAACATCTCTGAAAGGTTTCTTCTTGTCAATATTCCAGTTAACAATACTACCATTTGATTGTATAGTTCTTGTTTGTGCCGGAACATCGCTTTTCATTTTCTCTTTAATCTCACCTGCTTGTCCACTAGGTGTAAACTTTGTATTTTGTAGTGCAGTTGTTATTCCTTTACAGTTACCTGTTTTAACTGCGGCAACCATTGCACTTAGTTCACCTTGACATGCACCAATGTTTTCTGACACTACTGCACACGCATCGTTAATCTCTTGTCCAACGTCTGGTGCTTCATCACCTAGTACTTCATTTAAGTCGTTCATTGTCTCAGACACACCATTAATATAATTGTCTAAGGCAGTTTCTAATTCTTCTCTTGCTACTGTGTACAGTTGCGGATCCGGAGTATCATCGTCAAGTTCTATTGCTTCTAAACGTTCGATAAGAGCATTAACTTCTTCTGTCTTAGCTGTTGCATCTGTAATGTTAGTATTGATTTCAGAAATCTTTTCAGTTGCCTCACCTGCCACGTCCATAGACTCTGTTAGTAACTCGTTAATTTTTTCTTCTGTTTCGGAGGCTGATATAGCTGTTTCAACATCAGGTGCTAATGAACCAATACTACCCATAACTGCACAGGCATCTGTTGCAGTTGCCATTGTAGCATCACAGGCAGTTTCAAGTTTAACTGCTTTAGCATCTACAGTATCATCAACATACTTAGGTGTTCCACCTGCAAACTTTTTATCAAGAGCGGCTTGTGGGCCATGTACCCTTGTTTCTTTTCCTAAATATGTAACAATAATAAATGGTGTACCTTCTTTTTCAACATTAAAGTTAACAATACTACCATTGTCTTGAATACGTCTATAAATCATTTCTGGCATATTAATACTCCTCTTACAAAGTATTTATCTGCTATTTAATGATGTCAGCTAATCCTGCAGGTGCTTTGATGATTGGTGATGTTTGTTTTTCGTATGCTTCAGCAAACTGTTTTGCAGTAGGTACACATAAAGAAATAGCAGTATGCTTAACAGTATAGCTTCTGTTTACTTCTGCTGTAAACAAGAACTGTTGTAAGCCAATACCTTTTTCACTAGCAACTAGTGTTAGTGGATAATGAAGTTGGATTTGTTTATCATCTTCTTTTTCAAACCTACCTACAAGCTCTTCGCCTGACATAAGTTTAATAGTAACAATATCGCCTTTTTTGTAAGGTGCTTCAATTAACATATATTATTCTCCAGTTTCTAAGTGTTTTTCTAATTCGTGATAACCACCCATATACTTACCCTTGAAAATAATTTGCGGAGCAGTTCGTGGCATTGGAAGATTATTAACTTTGAATTCTTCCATCAACTGTTCAACTGGAATGTCTTTACCAATAATCATTTCGATAAAGTCTACGCCTTTACTTTTTAATAGATGTTTTGCTTTTACACAATAGCTACAATTTGGTTTTGAATATACTACTGTGGTGTTGTTGTCTGCCTTTTGCATTATAGTTTAAATCCTTTTAGACTGTCTGTTGACACGTCTTGTTTAATCCCACCGATGATATAACTTTCAACTTCTGTCTCTTGAGGTGCAACTTGCAAGCCTGAGCTAGATAGCCAATGTTGTGTCCACGGTAGCGGGTTTTGGGTTGATGATGCATCAAAGATAGTTGAGTATCCTAATGCTTTAAGCCTACGGTTGGCAATGTACTCTACGTAATCGCCTAACAGTCTTTCGTTCAGACCAATAATTGATCCGTCTTTCATTAAATGTTTAGCCCATGCTTTTTCTTCGTTAACACATGCCTTCCACATTTCATAAACTTCTGCTTCACATTCTTTTGCAATCTTAGCCATCTCTGGATCGTCATCGCCACGCATCCAATTCTTAAGAACGTGTGAACTTAATGCAAGGTGTTGACTTTCATCACGAGCAATAAGACTAATAATCTTTGCTGAGCCTTCCATTTTCTTTAGCTCACCAAATGCAAATGTACATGCAAACGAAACATAAAAACGTAATCCTTCTAAGATGTTTACGTTCATCATAGCAAGGAACATTTTTTTCTTAACGTCACGCATGGTTCCTTCTTTACGATGAATGAATGCGTCTGCCGCACCTGTAAATGCATCATAGTTTTTAGTTACACTAACTGCACGTTTAATAATTTCATCGTCATTTAAAATATGATCTAATACTTCACTTGGATTAGGATATACATTCTTCATAATGTGTGTATAACTACGTGAGTGAATAGTTTCAAAGAAGTCCCAAGTAACAATACAACCTTCTAGTTCTGGTAAAGATACATGAGGCAAGAAAGCAAGACATGGTCCTCTTCCTTGTACACTATCTAGTAGTGTTTGATACTTTAGGTTACTTGTAAAAATGTGTTTTTCTTCTGGACGAAAGTTTTGGAAGTCAGCTCTATCTTTTTGTAACGATACTTCCTCAGGACGCCAAAAGTAACCAAGCATTGTTTGGTTAAGTTTGTCAAATACAGGGAAACGAAATGTATCGTATCTCTGTGTGTTTTGATCTGCTCCGAAGAACATATGTTGCTTTGTGAAGTCTACAGCTTCACGATTAAATACTGTCTTTGCCATGTCTCTCTCTTTTTTCTCTAATAGCGTATTTATTAATATACACTAGTCTTATGTATTTGTCAAGTACTAAATTGCACAACTGTCGCAATATTCTTCGTACTCATCGTCTGTGCCGTTAAACTCCGCACGTCCAATCTGTGGTTCAAAGCCGTTAATAGGGCTTTCTAACTTAACTTCTTCTTGTTCATCTTCTAAATCGTTAGGATCAGACTTGAAGTCATAGGTGTTTTGGTAGTATGAAGTTTTCCAACCTAGCTTATATGTAGTTAACATATCTTGTAGCATTACACTCATTGGAACTTCATTGTTTTCAAAGTGTGTTGGGTTGTAACTCCAGTTACCTGAAATTGCTTGATCAAAGAACTTTTGCATTACTGCTACTATGTTAATATAGCCTTCGTTGCTAGGCATATCCCATAGCAATGTGTAATAGTTCTTTAATGACTGATACTGTGGAACAATCTGCTTAAGAGGCCCTTTTTTGCTTTTCTTAATGGACAAGAATCCTCTAGGTGGCTCAATACCGTTTGTGGCATTCGACACAATGGAACTGCTTTCCGATGGCATCTGTGCGGACAACGTTGAGTGCCTAAGTCCGTCCTTAACAATTGAAGATCTAAGAGTCTCCCAATCATATTTTAGTGTAATCTTGCATACGTCATCCAAGTCCTTTTTATATGTGTCAATGGGTAGTACTCCATCGCTATATTTAGTACGGTCAAAATATTCACACTTGCCTTTTTCTTTAGCTAGATTGTTTGACGCTTGTAACAGATAATATTGAAATGCTTCTGTTAGCTCGTGTACTTTTGTTAATGCTTTTTTGTCGCTATACTTAACTTGATTCTTAGCTAGGTAATGTGCTAGTCCAATGTAACCTACACCTAAGCTACGTCTTGCTTTAGTACTTTTTTCTGCGGCTAAAATTGGATACTTCTGATAGTCAATAATTTCATCTAATGCTCTTACTGCCATATCACACAAGTCTTCTAGTTCATCTAGATTGTTAATTTTACCTACGTTAATAGCACTAAGAATACACAATGCAATTTCACCTTCTGGATCGTCAATGTGTTGTAGTGGCTTAGTTGGTAATGTAATCTCTTGACACAAGTTACTCATGTAAACTGTGTCCTTAAATGAACTGTGTGTATTAGCATGATCAACATTCATAATATAGATACGTCCTGTTTCTGCACGTTCTTTAATTAATGCACTAAACAAGTCCATTGCTGAAATAGTTTTTGTACGTAATGTTTTGCTACGTTCATATTTTGCATACAACTCTGCAAACTTATCTTGGTCTGAATAAAATGCTTCGTATAAGTCTGGCACTTCATGTGGCGAGAACAAAGTTATATCGCCGCCGGATAATAATCTTTCATACATAGTTTTATTAAGCTGAATTGAATAATCTAACTTACGTACTCTGTTATCCTCTGTACCTTTGTTATTCTTTAGCACAAGGATGTCTTCAATTTCGTAATGCCATATTGGGAAGTGTGTAGTTGCACTACCACCACGTACACCATTTTGTGTACAACAACGTACTGTTGCTTCAAACTTCTTTAGGAATGGGACAACACCTGTGTGTGCTACTTCACCACCTCTAATTTTACTGTTTACTGCTCTAATACGTCCTGCGTTAATTCCTATTCCTGCTCTTTGTGCGGTATAACGCCCAATAGCCATATCAGAACTAAAAATGGAATTAAGGGTATCATCGCTATCAACAAGTACGCAAGAAGCAAATTGTCTAAGAGGTGTGCGGACGCCGGCCATAACGGGCGTCGGGATATTGATTTTAAAAAGGGAGGTCGCATCGTAGTATCTCCTTACATATTGCATACGTGATTGTGCTGGATATTCTGCGAACAATGTTGCCGCGATCATCATGTACATCATTTGTGGAGATTCATAAATGTCACCACTGCTTCTATCTTGTACAAGGTACTTGTCAACTACTTGACGAAGTCCTGCATACGTAAAGTTCTCATCACGTTTATGCTTAATGTATTTGTTTAATGTTGAAAGTTCGTCTTCGGTATACTTTTCTAAGATAGCTGGATCGTATACACCACGGTCAATGTTACGTTTGATTACATCAATTAAAGGAATAGGATTGTATTGGCCAAATGACTCTTTGTAGATAGGGTATAATAATAAACGTGCCGCAACAAACTGATAGTTAGGATTTTCTAATGTAATTAAATCGTTTGCACTTTTAACTAGGATTTCTTGAATCTCTGCTGTACTCATGTCGTCATAGAATTGAATGTTTGCATTCATTTCAATTTGACTACTACTAACTCCTGCTAGTCCTTCACACGCTTCTTCTACAACAAAGTGAATTTTATTGATGTCTAGTGGTACACTTGACCCATCTCTTTTTTGGATTTGGATTCCCAAGCCGTTTGTCATTCTCTATCTCCTAATCTTTAATCTTAATCTTTAATATTAATGTAAGTGTATTTATTGAAGCCGGGGCATTCGATATATGCGTTGTGATATAAATTCTGTTGGTAAATCTGCTCTTTGGCAAACCTCGTCAAATTCATAACACAATACATGGTTATCTACGAATACAGGATAAAAAAATACCTCACTTGTCTTATCTGTACTGATATGTATCTCAAAATCACTTTGGGAAAACCTATCAGTTAATTGTAAAGTATAACACACAGCTAGGCTATGTGTCAAGTCACAAATTTTATTTTGGAGTAATATCTCCCACGGACTAGGCCATGTTGCACGATCCCAAGGATCAATGCTTAATTTACAGCGTTCGTGTCTATCATAGTAGGAGATTGCGTCCTGGAAGGGCTTATTACTTGTTTCTAGTTTCTTTCTAAATCTAGACCAGTCAAAGAGCCTGCTCTCAAAATTTAATTCTTGCATTAAGTCTTATATGTAACGTTAAAGGATATTGACCCTGTATCACTAGTTGTTGTATTCTTCATCTGCACAACTATTGTTTCGTTAGTTGCATCTCCATCCTCATCAGCTAATGCTGTTTGAAATTCTAAATTAGGTCTGTATGCGTCAGTTCCTAAAAATGTAAACTCGTCTGTTGTTTGCGTAGTTCCGTCTGCAAGGTTAACAAAGATGTTTAGTACACCTTCTCTAATTGCGTTAACGGCTGTTGATTTGTATACATACGCAATTTGTACGTTTTTACTAACTTCGCCACTACACTTTAATACTCTTACAAATGTATTCTGTTGTGCTACAGGAATTCTATATGAAAACTCATTTTTAAATAATCCTGGCCCTTCAACTTCTGGTACATATTTGTAGCCTGAAATCAATGTTTGGTTATATGACAAATCTGCTGTTCTGTCAAAGAAGTCACCGTCACTGCTATTAGTTAATGCAGTACCGTCTGTAAACTTAATAATAGCAAATGAAGCATTTGAGTTTGCTCCACCATTGTTACCAACACTAGTAAATGTGTTATGTGTGCTTCTATTATAGTTACCCTTGTTAACAAATATACCGTATTCGTCAATGTCTGTAAATGTACTACTAGTAATTGTATTTTTCTGTGGACCTGTTAATTGTCCTTGAGCACCAATAGTAGTTCCTTGTCCAAATACAACACCTCTGTCTAAAGTTTTAAATGTTGTATTACTAAACGTATTTTCTTTAATATCAAAATCACTAAACACACCATATGAGTGTCCTTCGATAGTACAGTTAGTAAACGTATTATTGTTTGAACTTACTGCTGTTGATAAACTGTTTAATAGTACACCAACTTGTGTTGCTGTTACTACTGTACCTGTTGACCAAGTGCCTTTAATAGTAATATCTTCAAACGTACTGTTTCTACAACTAGTCAATGCTAGTCCTGTATTAACAGTTTGTTGTACTAGTGTAAAGCCTGACACTTTAATATCTTGTGCTTGATTAATAAATGAGCTAGTTGCATCACTGGCATATGTACCTGGAGTACTTGTGCTATTAACAGTTTCTATAATTGGAAACGCACCAGTCTGTGTAATGATTGTTCTTTCACTGCCTTCACCAACTAGTGTAGCATGTGGCGGAACTTTTAAACTGTTTGATAATGTGTAATTACCTGCTGGAAAATATAATTTTACTCTACTTGTAACACTTCCTTTTGATGCATTGTTTAGGTATAGTTGATCAATAGCTCTTTGTAAAACTGTTGTTTGATCTGAACCATCACCTAATGCACCAAACGACAATACATTTACTGTTTCGTCTAGTCTTTCTTGTAATGTTCTAGTAACTGGAGTTGTAGCAGTAGCACCTGTTTGGATTGTTTCATCCGTTGCTTTGTACTTGTATGTGTCTGCAAACGTAAACAAGTTATCATGTTGTGTAATAATCTTTGTATTACCAACTGCTGGTGCACCTTCTGATACTGAACCGTTACCAATGTAAAGTTCTCTAGCATCTACAGCCCAGCCAAACTCACCGCCAGCTAATTGCGGTATGCCAGTACCTGCATTCTTTTGTCCGCGTCTAACCTGTATACGTGAAATTTGTACAATCGCCACTATATTTCTCCTAATTTGCTATTAGTATTTATCACTTCATGGAGTCATAATATTGATATACACGGTCCCACCACTTAGATTCCCACTCCTTAAATTCGTCTGGCCATAGATCAAACTGCTGATACGTTAAGTCGCGACAGCATACAAATACATGCCCTTCTTTAATGTCTGTGCCGTATATTTCGTTATGTGCTAAGGCATAGGCTGTTAACTGCAAATAGTAATCTTCAATCCATTCTTTCTTCTTAGGCTTGTTAGATTGTTTAAAGTCCATAATACAAGGCTGGCCTTTGTATGTTCCTACAAGATCAGTCGTTCCTGCGTAGATTTGAGGGTGATAAAGCATCACTTCTGTACCCCATATAGCATCTACGTCAACCATAGCATTATCACGGATTTGTTCACCCATCTTGTTTGCTTGTTGACTGTAAGGGTTACTGCCTGGTTGTGGCCATTCGCCTTCTAGTATGTAATCCTCTAAGAACTTGTGCATACGTGTTCCAACACTAGCGGCTTCTGTTACAATCTCTTGTGCTTTCTTTTCTCCAACACGCTTACGCCATGCGTTTAAATGCGTCATATCCTTCGTTTTACTAAGGATTGTTGTAACACTTGCTACATGGTTACCATCTGGACAAGCGTACAAACGCTTGCCGTTTACGCTTTCTCTTTTTAGCTCTTTATAATCATACTGTTCGGTTATTAAACTCATTTAATTTCTTCCTCTGGCTCTAGCCATTCTGTTACAAAATTGATAACCAATGCACTCCTTACGTTGTGGTAAGGGTACGTTCCATGATTAACGTTGCCTGTCATTAGTACTGTCTTACCTGGTGTAGGTACTACTTCATTAATACTAAGGGTAAGATCTCTTTCTGCAATAATCGTGTATAACGAACCCGAATTATCGTTTGGTAGATCTAATTCTAAATCTTGTGCATACATTACTAAACTAATTAGATTAGGTTTGCCTGTATGATTATGTACACTCTGATACTCGTGTGGTTTGTAGTTGTGCAACCAGCTTTCGTCTACTGTTACTTTCTTTACGGGTATGTTATGTTCATTCATTTTATCTCTAACCCAGTTTTCCATACCTACAAAACAGTTAGGATCAATAGTACTTTGTATTCGTCTAGGATAGTCTTTAACTTCTGTAACGTGATTGTTTGCTTGTTGATGTACAACAGACCATCCGTCATAGTGTGTTTCAATTACAGCTTGATTGTATCCTGTGTATACTTTATCCATTACTTAAATTTCCTGTCTATCCACTTCTTGCCTACATATAATAATGCTATAACAATTACAATACCACCAAGTACTGTTGCTTCTAATATAATATCACCTTGACTTGAATCTATTTCAATGCCGTCCTCGCTGATTGCAATACGACATGTTTCACATGTTTCACTCATTAGGATCAAACTCCTCGTCTGGTGCAAAGTAATCAAAGTCAAAGTCAACTACCCATGTACGCCTTGGTGCTTTACAAGGATAAACTCCGTGCCACACTCTACCATCCATAATAACTGTTCTACCTGGATATGGTGCAAATTGATTGTATTCTTGTGTACCATCTGGATTAGGCATTAGTGTGTAAAGCATACCGTTGTCAGGTGACATAGTTTTATGGTCACTGTCGTTAACAGGAGTTTCATCCATAGCCATTACCATACTAATACATGCACTTCCGTGATTGTGTATTGCTTGGTATCCGCCATCACTATAGTCAACACACCAAGTCTTACTTACTTTAATAGTTTTAACAGGAATGCCGTTGCGTCTAACAACTTTCATTACCCATTCCATTAGTTGTTTCCAATCAATGTTATCAAACTTTTCTTTGTCTATAGGAGGAAAGTTTGACTGTACTGATGGTTCAAATCTTGTTTCTTTAAGAAGTTTACTGCTTGGAAAGCCTTGTTGTTCAGGTGTGTCAGGATTCATCTTATCTGACCTTACAACTTTGCCACCCCATGCAGGTAAGTTAGGAGGAGTAATATCATATTGGTAACCATTGAATGTTGTTTTAACTTTGCTTTGGTCTTCACCCCTAAACTTGTCATTTTCAAATAGCTGTAAAAACTGTTCATGGAAAGGACATCTAATATCTACTATCCATTGATTACTTGCACTCATTAATGTGCCTAGGTCCATACGTTGTGTCATAGTGGTATATCGTTCCTATCTCTGCCGTTGGTATTAATAGTAAATGTAATTCTATCTTCATCGCTGTTACTTGCTTGAGTCTTGTGTGTTAGCCAACCCGGAAATATTACAACGTCATTAGTTTGTACACTTACTTCTTTCCAGTAATCGTGTATTGTGTTAGTAGGAATACGTGAATAACCTGACCAGTTAGTTCTTAGTAACTGTTCAAACTCTATGTTACCACTTTGTGGTGGAACTTGTACGTATGCAGACACTACTACGTTTGCACTACCATGATCATGTGGTAATGTATGTGCATCTCGTTTGTGTAAATTAGTCCAACTACCTGTAGCAATAATATCTGTGTACTGTATATCCCATTCAGCTAGAGCTATTTCAATCTTTGGACGTAACCAAATCATAAAATCTCTATTACATTCCCATTCGTGAGGAGGGTTAGCATGACCTGCCGTACTCTTGCCACCATCAGCTTCTGTTTGATGTAACTGTGCTTCTGTGGATTGGTAGTCTTTAAATGCTTGTACATCAAAGCCTGGACTATAATTATATTTCCAAACTAGATTAGGTACAATAGATACTTCATTCATAGTTTCCTCCTATACATTATATAGTATACAGGAAGTGTTCTACGTTGTCAAGTGGTTTTGTTATGCAGTTGCTTTTGATGTTGCACGTTGAGCCATTTTATCTACTTCGCCGTCAGTCTTTTGACCTTTTGGTGCATCGCTAGGTGCTTCTTTCTTTGTGTAAAGAGTAATACCTTTTGAATCAAAGTTTTTAACTAATGGTTGTATCTCTGGATTCTCATCATAAATTCTTTTGAAGCCATCGTAATCAAACTGTGGCTTTTTTAAGTTCTTCATGATAGTGTTCATTGCATCAAATGAAAGATAGGCAGGCTGATTTTGAGTATCGGCACTACCTATCACATTTCTAAATACGTTTATTAAGGAAGACTTGGTGTCTGAATCGGAAGCCTCAGCTACTTTTTTGCTTGAGGTACTACCTTTTTTTTTGAATCAGTTAATAACTGAGCTAGTCTGCGTGAGCGTAAAACACTTTCTCGTTTACCTCTGTCCGCAATTTCTTCTCCGCCTGTTGCAGGTTCACTTGCTCCAAATTCATCATCTACTGGTGCTTCAGCATCGGCGTCTTGGTCAACTGTTGGTTCCATAGCTGGGTCCTCTGCAGGAGCCTCAACGTCTGTTCCCATAGTCTCTGGAGCGCCTTCGCCTGTTACGATAGCTACGCCACCTGTTAATGCTTCTCTGGTTGTTTCAAATACTGTGTAAAGATTTTCTAGTGCTGGTTTTACAGTTCCAATAAATGTTTCAGATGCTTCTGAACCCATCTCATCTCTAATTTTGTCGCCTAGTTCTAGCATACTTTCTGTTTGCATTTCTGCTGTGTCTTCCATCCAACCTGTAACACGGTCTACCATGTCTTTGGCCGCCATAACTAAAGTGGCCGCTTCTTCTGCGCCTTCATTAGTTTTCTTTTTGCCTGCAATAGCTTTTTGCAAACCTGCTGGAAGTTTCTTTTGTTTTGCTGATAAGCCTTTTGAGTCTGAATCTTTTGAATCGCCTTTTTCTTTTGCGGCTTTCTTCATTGGCTCTTTCTTGTCGCCGTCTTTGTCTAAATCTAAAAAGTCTGGTTTCGCTTCGTTAGCAGTTTCTCTTTCAAGCATCTCTTGATTGATAACGTCTAGGAACATTTTAGCTTTCTGATATGTATCACTTGAATGTACGCTTTCAAACTGTTCGCTTGTTTCAACTTGGCTTAGCTGTGTACGTAATTTATTACGTGCATCTTCTAGTTGCTCCACAGTAAATTTATCAAGAGCAATTCTTGTTCCAAAAGTTTTAGCTAGGCTTTCATTTAAAGCATTAGCTGTTAAAGGTTTTTTCAAATCGTTAAGTTTCATATCAGTTGTTCCTTACATTAATATTATTTATCATTCTTCGTTAAAGATGAACCTGTCGATTTGGTCCATATATTGAAAAGTACGGTCTTTTGCTATCTCAAACCTAGTTTCTAACGCCATTTTACGCATTTCGTCGTTCGTTTGTTCAATGCTATGCTTATGGAACAAGCTATCCATGTAATGTTTGCTTAATCCTGCATCTAAATCTAGTATTTCACTACACTTTGCATCATATCCTTTAGCACGAGCTTTTGCATAAGCAATGGCTCCACGCTTACTAAATGTTTCTGCTATTCTTGTATGTGTCTTTACGTCAAACACTAAAAATCCTTGTTTCGTCTGTCTAATCACGGTGTTCTTTATACGAACACTCTTACCCTTTGCATATGGAACATGTACCCTATTAAGGCCTTCTTCCATAATACTATCTAAATCTTCAATTATACGTTTCGAGTTCATTTGCGATCACCATTGTCATACCTTTGTTAGCAACTTTTGTTACCAACGCTTTTCTAATCAAATTCTCAATAATAAATTGTTCCCTCTGAGGAAAAGCATTGAGAGGAGTAATATGAGTCATTCTATCTAGAATTTCCTGTTCCTCATTGCTTACTTGTATTGTAAATCCCTCTAGCACTTGTTTTAGTTTCATTAACTTTTACCCATTTGTGCTATTGCATCAGCTTTTTGTTTTACTACATCGTCTAAGTCTTTTTTGTTATAGACAAACGACTGTGGTTCACCTGCTTTTGGTTTTGGATTCTTTAAGATGACTTGATCGCCTTGGACGTCATCTATATCAAATTCTTGTTCTTTGCCACCTGGCCCTGCTGTTGGCATTGCTAACTTGGCACCTTTTTTAAGTATGCTCTTTGTTATGTTAGCCTGTGCCTTGCCAATTGATTTCATTGCCGCTTTACCTGCACCTTTAGCTAGATTGGCTCCAGCTTTAGCACCTGCTTTCATTCCAGCAGTAGCAACTTTCATACCGGCCTTCGCGGCCGCTGTACCCATTTGAGCACCGACTCTACCAACTGCCGCCGCAATAGCCGGAACTACTTCAACAACCTGTTGTTCTTGTTTTGGTTTTGTAAACTCGTCTGCTCTCATTATTTAGATCTCTTTTTAAAACTCTTTTTTCTTGTAGGCTTTTTATACCTTGCTTGTGACTGTGGCTTATTTGCCCCAGCAACTCTCTTACTTAATCCACTTGCACGTTTAGTACGAGAGGATCTGACTTGCATTGTACTACCTCTTTTAGCCTTAGCACGTTTAATATTTAACGCACTTCCAACTCTTTTAGTTGCGTTACATGTTGCCGGCTTAGCAACAATACGCCCTTTACGTGTTCCGCTTGTACATCTGTATTTACGTACTAACTTGCCTTTTGTCTTGCCCCATATGCCGATAACGCCTTCTTTAATCTCTGCTATCTTCATCTTCTGCGTCCAGCTTTATTTAACGCTTGTACTCTGCGTGAAACAGGATTAACACGTTTAGTTCTGCGAGCCTTACGCATCATCTTGCCGCCTATCTTAGCTCGTAAGCGTTTCATGTTAATTCTTGCTTTAATATTAGGTGCCGCAAAACATTGCGACATCTTCTTCACTATACGTCCTTTACGAGGACCTTGGGTACAACGGTACTTGCGGACTACTTTCTTTCCAGAACGTGCCCAAATTTGTTTTTCGTCTATTGATGTGACTTCACGTATCAGCATACGTGTATTTATCTATGTAAGTAGGGAAGTGTAATTAGTTGGTAAAGTTCATTAGTATGACTACAATAGTACTAAGTAGTCCTGCAACAATGGTTCCTGTTGCACCAATTAAAACTTTAAACATAGCTTTGTTGCCATGTGTAATATCATTATGGACATGCTCTAGCTTGTCCTCAACGCTGGCTAAACGTGACTCTAAACGTATATATCGTTGTTCGCACAAATCAACGTGTGCTTCTAAGTTCTTTTTTTCTAACGGCGTTGCCATATATTTTATCCTTTAAACCCATTGCTCAAATGGTGATTAGTAAACTTTTCTGTTAGCCTAATGTGTTTATATGCGAGATGTTATATGTGCCTTTTTACTATAGTATTTATTAGCAGTTTATACGTCTTTATCTACTACTTTAAAAATAATATTAATACGCTCTGAATCTTTTGTTCTGAACGCACTATTATTTATAGTAATTGTGCTATCTAAACCAGGTATAACTGGTATTAAATCAAAGTCATCTTTTAGTGCATCAACACTTAGGGCACCTTCTTGTTCAACATCAAAACGAAACGACCATACATTATGTTTGCCCTTAAACGCTGTACCAAAGTCTTTAATATCTCTTTTTTCAACTGTGGGCTTTGTATCAAAGTATATGTTTGCTCTCATACTCATAACTTGCTGTGCTGTATTCCAGTTAGACTGTTGATTAATCAAATGACGATCTTCAGTTTTGAACTTGTTCAATCCAGTATTGGTTATGTCTACGAGTGTTTCAATGATGAATGTGTCCATGCATCTATTTATGGCCATAAAAAAAGGGCCCAGTAAAAACTGAGCCCTTTCTAAGTTTTAATTTACGTTAGTACTATTATGCACTTACGATGAATTGTCCACCTGCAGTTACAGTTGCACCAGTCGCGTCATAGTCGCCTGATCCAGCCGCCGCACCTAAGTGTCTGATTGCCGCTTGTAAAGAAGCCGCGTCCCACTGTGTGTCGTCAACTACAATGTTTAACAATCCAGCAGTACCTTCACTGTTCATTGCGATTGGGTTAATTGCTTGTGCAATTAGTTCTAATGCTTTACCAATTCCGCCTTCAGCCGCTAATGAAGCTCCTGCGTCAACTACGTAAAATCCTAAATTTGCTGTACTATATAACGTTGCGTGTGCATGTCCTAGTCCAGTTGTTCTTGCTACTCCAGCCATTTTATTTCTCCTATGTTATAAATGAGGTTTCCCTCGGCTCTAATGGCCACACACTTTTTCTCGTGTATTGTGGTTACTTTTATTTATCCGTTTTAGGAAAATGGGTGGATTATCGGCTGTTTTTAGCTCTTTTTTGCAATGCTCGTAGCATTTGTATGTATCCTGGGCCTGCTTTTACGATATCGTCTATTAATTCTACTGCTGGTAGATATGCTTTAACGAATGCAGGTGACATACTTTGACCTTTCTTTGCCGCATCTAAAAACTTTTTAGTTCCCATTACGTTCTTTGCACCAACAATGTATCTGTATAGTGCTAGGTCTTGTGCAGTAGTTGGAACCATGTCTGGCTTACTTACTGTAGGTTCGTTGTCTTTTACTTTAGTATCTTCAAGGTTAGCTTTTCTTGCTAGTTCTTCAAGGTACATAATAATATCACTGTTACGAAGTTTAGCTCTTGAAGCAAGTAATAGTTTAGTTACCCATTTCTTTTTATCTGCGCCACTAAGCCTATCCCAATTAGTTACTGCTCGTCTAATTGTTTTGTAATCAGTATTAGTAATTTTACAAGCACGTTCAATTGACATAAGCATTTCACTGCCTGATGTTTTGCTTGTACCTTTTAAAGTTATTAGCCATCTGTTTAATCCCATTACAGGTAAAAATGTACTAGCTCTAACTTTCTTTGCACTTTCAAAGTCTTTGAGTTTCATCATTGCATCATCGTCTCCACTAACAAAATATATTAAGTTATAGAGATCAGTGCCATGCATCCTAAACTGTCTATAGTTTTGATTCTGTGTAGTCTTTGTTGCGTATCCTGCTACGGTACCATTGAACTCTGAAAACTTTCTTAACAGTTCTAACACTAATGTCATCAAGTAAAGACGCTCACAACAATCTGTATAACTTAATTTAGAGTTATCAGACGTGTTGCGAGTCATCCTCGCTTCGTGTAGTTCTGTTAAAAAGTTAAGTTCCATTATGCGTAATTACTTCTGCGTTCTGTGTTGCCACCATCTTTCATATACTTGTCTTTAAAGATGTTGACCATTTCTTCTTGACTCTTAGCACTTAACATTTTACCTAACAGTTCGTCTTGTGCAATGTCTAATGTAAACTCACGTTTGATTGCAGGCTTAACTGCATCAGTTGTTAACATCATTTTAAGTGTTTGTGCATGTGTAACACTAGCTTTGTATTTCTTGCCAGTTTCACTTGTTAAATGTGTAACTGGATTAGGGTTACCTCTTGAATCTAAAATCTTACCAATCTGTGTAATCATTGGCATTTGCTTAAATTCTTTATCCATATCTGCATTATCATCGTCCGCTGGGTCAAACCCTTTTTTCATGTCGGCGAAGTCGCTATCAAAATCAGATGCTTTCATGTTTACTCTCCCGTTTAATTGCTCTGTTAGCTTTACTAAATTCAGAGCGGTTTACTAATTTAATATCGCCGCCTGGGTTGGCTAATACATAGCCCTCGCCACCTGGCTTCCCTGCGATAGATGCCTTAATGTCTGTTTGTTTGCTTTCCATTTGTGTAATAATGTCGTCCTTGACTTCCATTATCCCTGAAACAGTTTGCCACATTGCCTGAAACGCCTTCATGTGCGTTTTAATATACTCAATAATTTTTGCTTGTTTCTTCTTAGATACTTTGCTAGTTGTTAACCATTGTACAAAGTCTTTACCTAAGTTGGCTAATCCTGAGTCTACTTTACTATTTGTATAAGCATAAAGTATTTGTGCAAAGTCACTAACTTGCATTTGCTGTAATGTAGCTGTGTCTAACAGACTATCAATAGCAGGACCATTCTTAGCAACAACACCTTGTAAACTTTTTAGTTTAGTTAGGTCAACCTCTGGAGCCGTTTGTGCAACTACTGGAGGTAACACTAATAGTTTTGATCCTTGGAACATGTCGTAATCTTTTAAAGGACTTTCAGCACCTGCCGCATCTACTACTCTGTGAATAACTACACCAGCTTGACTTGCTAGTATCTTCTTACCTACATCGCTGTCTGCTTGTACTGTGTAAGTTACTGTGTTAGGAGTAAACTGTAATACGCCTTTGTTGTTAGTTGGTGTATCAAAGTAAAGCATGTCGCCTTTAAAGAATCCTCTGTGTTCAATTGGAACAGCTTTTTCTGCAATAGGAAACAGAGCTTTCATTCTACCTGCGAATGCTACATAGCCTGGTTTATCTCTGTTCTTTCCACCACTACGGTTGAGGAACATTTGCTCAAGGTCATCAGCACTTTTTGATTTGCCGTCGTATCCTTTTGCACCAAAGCCTGACTTGTCTGTAAGTATGAACTCTCCATTTTCATCGCGGCCAAAAATGACTGCGGGAGATCCATCCCATTTAATTGTTGCATTAGTATGTCCTCCTGTACCCATGCTGGCAATTGAATCCAATGCACGTTTGGCACCTGCACTACCATGGAAGAAGATTAAGTCTTCAGCATGTTGTATTCGAGCTTCTGCTTCGTTTATTATTTCGTTAAATCTCATTTGGGTAACTCTAGTCCGTTCTTTTCGAAGTTGTCTCTAGCGTCTTTAACTAAGTTTTCGTAGTTAGGGTCTGTTTTAATTTTTGCAATGATTGTTTCAACACTATCCATATCTTTTGCTGTAGCAGTATCGCCCATTAATGTTTTTGCAATCTCATCTGGGTTTTTAGATATAGTTTGATTTGTAATTCTATCTACTAATCCTGCTCCACTACTAAACTTGTATCCTTGTGCTTTAGCAATACTGCTAATAAGGATCATTCTATGTTGTCCTTTGTATGGTGTGTTGTCGCCACTGCCTTTGAGTGCGAACTTCATGAACTCAGGCTCACCAAACATTAAATCTGTTTGTACATAGCCTTCTTCAGGGTTGCCATTGATTGGAGTTAGGAAGTGTACGTTGATGCCACTTTTTCTAATCCATTTTTTAAGATCGTCTCCTGGGTGATTCTTTTGTACCCATGCCGCAAGTTTAGCAACCATTTCATCTTTGGTAACTTCATCTTGGTTAACAGCAATATCCATATCGCCACTTGTACTTCTAATTCCTGTGCTACCTAATTTAAAATCTTTATGTGGTAGTCCTGTAATCTTTTCTAACCATGCAAGTGTAGGATCAACGTCAGCTTGATTGATACGCTGTGTTACAGGTTCTTTAGTCTCTGGATCTTTGAATATGTTTCCGCCTTCATTAAGAATCATTGTTTGTATCCTTTTTGTTGCGTGATTCAACAATTTTATCTACACCACGTTTGAACTTGCGAGGGTCGCCACTACGTATACTGTTAATGAATCGTCTTTCTAAGTCCGAAGCAGTTTCAGCATCGTATTGTTCTGCAATGCGATTAAGTAAGTTAATAGAACTTTCAATAAGGTTATTACCCGTAGTTTGTACGAGTGCTTCATTGTCTGTAGTTTGTCTAAAGCTACTAAGTTCTTCTAGTATTGATCTTGTACGTTTTCTCATATTATCCAGTTCCTATGTTGTATTTAGTAAAGAAATAAACAAACTTGTTCATAAAGAGATTGACTAAGCCGAACACATGCTATATAGTATGTATATTAAACACATGAGCGGGTGTTGTGTAATGGTAAGACCTTAGCCTTCCAAGCTAATGATAGGAGTTCGATTCTCCTCACCCGCTCCAAGGCCGGCATAGCTCAGTTGGTAGAGCAACTGATTTGTAATCAGTAGGTCCGCGGTTCGAGTCCGTGTGCCGGCACCACTTTTAGGTTGACAACCGTCAATTCCTATGTTACATTAGTCGTACGTATAGACAAGCAAAAGGAGACTCTTATGAGGAAATGGGTATACGACAGTTGGAATGTAGTAATGGATCATGAAAAGAATCCGTTAAGTGTTATTCCAGACTTTAGTACACGACATATGATTATGCAAGTTCTTGCATGGATGTGGTGTACAGTATTTGGTATCATTGTAGGTAGCATGTACATGGGTGTGTTCAGTATGGTACTACACACATTATTACTTGGTGCCATAGCGGTCACTGTTGCAACATTTGAAACTGCAAAACGTAAGCCAGAGTACTTTGGCGGCTTTGGTCGCGGAGCAGGTGGCGAACATGAGTGAGCAAACTAATTATTGCACACTAAAAGGACTAGGATGGGCGTTCTTGATTATCATTATTGGTATGGTAGGTATGCCTATACTTGGTTCAGCTATTGCTTATCCAGATAACTGTAAGCAATCTATTCTTATTCCTTGTATAGGATTACAAGATTAGATGTTTAATGCTGTTAAAGAGATCATATGGCATTTAACTTGCACTAGTTGTTCTAACTGGTTCACCTATGCGACAATGGAAGAAAAGTTACGTATTGAACGTTACACTTTCCATTGTCCGCATTGCGGCAAAACAGGAGGCGCGAGGATAAATAATGAGAAGGAAAATTAAGCTCGGCACTTGTTGAGCAAATTTTTTTTGACTAATGAAAAGGAAAAAAAGAAAATGACGCAGTTGATATCCCCAAATAAATTTACGAAGACAGTTGGCCTTTTAAGGTCATTTTTTTTGGATAAAGGATTTTTAGAAGTCCATACCCAAAACAGACTAAGCATACTTGCCGCATGTGAAGATCCATTCAATGTAGCAACATACAATTACGCAGGCCAGGTTTGGCCATTGCCGCAAACAGGCCAGATGTGGTTAGAACATGAATTATTAAGTAGCCCCGATAGTAAGGGGTTTTTTTGTGTCTCCACTTCCTATAGACAGGAACCAAACGCAATACCAGGCAGACATGATATAATATTTCCAATGTTTGAATTTGAAATGCCAGGTAATGTAGATGATCTAAAAGCAATGGAGTATGAACTATGTGAATACTTAGGCTTTGGCAACATTACAGAAAAGACTTATGCTGAATGGCAACAACACTTTGGACTAAGTGCTGATACAGAAATGGAAGCAGAACACGAACTTGCAATGGAAAAAGAGTTTGGTCAAACACTTATTACAAACTTCCCTGAACTAACATCACCTTTCTGGAACATGGCTAGAAACGATGACGGAAATACTGCAAAGAAGATGGACGTTATACTAGGTGGTATGGAAACTATTGGATCAGCAGAACGTTCATGTGATGTTGATATGATGCGTGATACATTCCATAGTATTACAGACGGTGCTTATTCAGAGTTACTATTCAAACTATTCGGTAAGGAAAGAGTTGAAGCGGAACTAGAAAAGTTCTTAGAGTTTGACTTCTTTCAAAGAGTAGGCGGAGGCATAGGTATAACACGTATGATTCCTGCACTAGAAAAGATTAACAAAGTATAAGAATAATCTGGGGTGGTGAAATTGGTAGACACGCACGATTGTTTCTCGTGTGGTAAATGACGGCAAATTATTTATCGTGGAGGTTCGAGTCCTTCCCCCAGAGCCAATATAAGTTATAAATAGATGTAGTATAACTACACGAGGCTAATATGGCATACTCTGAAAAGGTACTTGACCATTACGAAAACCCACGCAACGTCGGAACATTTGATCCAAAGAAAGATAATATAGGAACAGGAATGGTAGGTGCACCAGCATGTGGTGATGTTATGCGTCTACAGATAGAAGTTGAAGAAGGTATAATAACAGATGCTAAATTTAAAACTTATGGTTGCGGTAGTGCAATAGCAAGTTCAAGTTTAGTAACTGAGATGGTTAAAGGTATGACACTAGACGAAGCATCAGCAGTAAAGAATATGGACATTGTAGAAGAACTTGCATTACCGCCAGTTAAAATACATTGTTCAGTTCTAGCCGAAGATGCAATTAAATCTGCAATAAAAGATTATAAATCTAAAATAAAAGGTTGACAACACTAAATACAGATGTTATATTATATGTATAACTAAGAACACAGGAAAATTTCAAACATGTCAAAGACTATCAGAACACAATTATGTTGGCCCTTGAGGGGTATGTCTTGATGTGACTTTCTAAAAAAAGTTATATTGCGAAGCCCCTAGTAATTAATTTTATTAGGGGCTTTTTTTATGGGTGTGGTGTAATGGTAACACAACTGATTCCAAACCAGTTAATGGGGGTTCGATTCCCTCCACCTATGCCAACTTAACGTTGTCTAATACTATCTATAAAGTTGTACACACGACCAAACTGTTTGTCAATACTTATTAGGTCTTGTTCAATCATACTAACTAGTATCTGTAACTCCATCAATGTAATCAATGTCCATGAAGCTAAGCCTAGAAGTATAGTACCAAGTAGGCCTATCAACATGGTATTTGTTTTACGAGTCATATTTTATTTTTGTGGGTTTTCTTTTCCGTCTTTGTAGTTTTGTAAATGTTCAATGTAGTTATGAATCAAATGATCTGAAAAGTTATCTATTTTTCCTTTTTTGATTCCTGTCCACATGCCACGTAATCTATCTTTAATCATTTGCCAACCAGTAGGTCTACGTACATTTCCATAACTGTTTAGGTAGTGCATAGTTCCGTGATGTTTGAAACCCATAATTGCAAGAGGAACAGTTGTTACTATATCGTTATTGTTCTTCCAACGATGATGGGTAATGCCTAAACTATCAACGTAACCTTTCCAACCTACTCTTGGTGATCCGTATGTGTAAAGTTCTTCTGGGTTAGGTACTAGCTCAAAGAACATACAACGACTAGCCATAATAGTTGCCATTGCCGCTCCTAAACTGTGTCCTGTAAACCACACATCTTTATTTTTATTTTGTGTACGAGTTAAGTCTTCTCTAATAGCTGGCCATAGCTCGTCTACTTGCCCTTTGAATCCTTTGTGTACTCTACTAACTGTTTCTGCTATAACTGGCAATGCATTGGCATCAGCTTTAATATCAGCATATTGTGTTGGCTCTGTTCCCCTACAAGCTATAACTAAATCACGTTTATTCATAAAACGGTAAGATTGAGCTCCTTTTACATCGTAGTACTCTACAGTTGTAAAACCTATTTTTTTAGCCTGCTTTGTAGCATTGGCTTTATTTAAGTAAGCAATTTGGCTTATTTTTGCAAACAATAAACTTCTTTGCTTGAAGTTCATAGTCATAATCCCTTGTTCTGGTATCATCGTTTTCCCTCTCAGTAATATGAGTATTTATTAGAACTTTGTTATAAATAACTCTGACATAAATGCAGTTAGTTCACAAACATGTGATAATTCGAGCGGAAGTTACTAATCCGCCAACAGATGAAACCCTTACAAGTAATGATGTAAAAGCCTTGATAGAAGCAATAGGTATGAAGATCCTAATGGGACCATATGCCAAATATTGTAATATGAAAGGTAATAGAGGGTTGACTGTTGCTACTATTATAGAAACTAGTCATGTTATAATACACACATGGGATGAAACAGATCCTGCTATGATACAACTTGATGTATATACTTGCGGAGTATTTGATCCTAATATAGTATTTGATTGGTTGCAAAAATATAACCCTACCAAGATAGATTTTAAATACCTTGATAGGGAAAATGGTTTAACAGAAATTAAACTTTAATATCCGTTTGGTACGATAACATAGTGTATCATTAACACTACTCCCACAGAAGCACCCAAGCCAATCATCATCTTAATGAAGTCTTTAGTTACAAGTGGAAATACTGTCTTGAACTTTTCCTTGCCTGTCATAGTTGCCATAGCAAGTTCACGTCCACATAATAGTCCAACGAACACCCAAGTTGTCGACATAGGTATATCGTTATACTCTTTGAAGAACCAAAGGATCAACCAATACACACCGTCAATGATAGTAGCACTACGAACATATCTTGTATTGTGCTTTTCAATAACAATCTTTTGTATCTTACCTCCGCCTTCTTTAAACATATAAGCAAGTCCGCCTACAAATACAAGTGAGATAATAACCATTAAGTCCCAAGGTATCTCTCTAGGTAGGAACACGGCAATGTTTGCCATGTCATGACTGAGCCAAGTAAACCACAGGAAGCCTGTTGTTACCCATTGTGCTACACGCCATGCTTTCTTATGTTCTTCTTTAACAGGCTTTGCTTCATCTAGTAGTTTAGTAACCACTATCCAAATACAATATGCCGCCACAGCCGCGACTGCATATCCCATCATACTCTTTACGAGCATCTTCTCTAATACAAATGTACTTGCAAAGGCACTTAAAACTAAAAATGACGTACTCACTGGTACGCCAATTCTTGTTAGTATTAATAGTAGTCCTGGTGCCGCCGCATGGTACCATTGTATTTCTTGGAACGGTATCTTGTTAAGTCTACCGTAACTGATGTCTCCACCATTTACTGTCCAACCGTACCACAATGTATAAAGGAGAACTGCACTTGCACACCCCCACATAATTTTCCAATTGAATTTATCGTTATTACTTGCGATCCATGTACCTAGTGTTTGTACTGAATCATTTGCTATTACTGAATAGGCCGCGAAAAGAAATCCGATTGCCATCCATAGGGTGAGTGCGTCCATTATTATTTCTCCTATCTGCTTGATGCTTTTACCACATCGCTCACAAGTTAAAAGAGATTGGGCTCAACGTTGCCCAACTTCCATGCTTTGCATAATTCGAACAATTATACAAACAGTTTTATTTATAGCACAGGTTTTAGCAAAAGTCAAGAGTGAAACAAAAAGAAAACCCTCTACATCATTATAGAGGGTTTTCTGAACACTCGGAAGTGTTCGGGGGCATTCTTATTTGTTTATTATTTCGTCAACTTCGTTCCAAGCCTTTTCGTCTGGATCATAAATTTTTTCTTGGGGGACATGTCCTGGCTTGACAAATAATGCTAACATGGCAAGAGCAAATAGAAGTATCAATGTAAAACGAAAATCCATCCTAGAGCCCTCTCATGTTAGGTGTAAATATATTTACACTCTTATTTAATGGCTTTAAGTTGTATAATTAAATACTACTATTATATGTAGTTGGTCCAGGAAGGGTGTTTGATCTTTAGATCCATTTGTTTACGCTTGTTAACTAGATCGTAATAGTCTGGAGCATATGGTTCACGTTTAGGTTTCATTGCAGTTTTGTTACCCTTACGAGTGTTACAAGGCATACAAGCCGCCACAATGTTTTCCCAAGATGTACGTCCACCTTTACTCAAAGGTATAACATGATCAAGGGTAAGTTCTTTTTTAATTAATTGTATGTCGCAGTATTGGCAAGTGTATAAGTCACGAATGTATAAGTTTACTTTAGAGAAGCGAGGCTTCCGCCGTTTACGTTGTTGTTGCTTTAGCATGATCACAGCCGGTACACGAGTTTCCCAAGTAGGAGAACTTACAATCCAATCATCATACCAATCTAATACTGTAACCTTATCCATCCACAGATAGGTTATTGCTTCTTTCCATTGAATTGCTGATAGGGGTAGATATGATAATGGTTGTGCGTCTGCATTAAGTACAAGTACGTCAGACAAATCATTGTCTCCTTTGCTATGCTGTGTATGTATTTATTACTGTTGGTTCTTCCACTGAAGATATGTAAAGTAATCTATTACGAGAATTTGTATTAAGAGTCCTAATGGAGTTAGTACTGCACCAAATAAAACAAAAGGAATTATTACAGTCCAAAAGAATAATCGCCATAGGATAAACATAGCCATGTCTCTTGGCCAAATCCATTCAGCCCAACTTGGTACTGGTTTCTTTGGTCTAAAATCTTGTACTTCCCAATTCATTATACAAACAGACTACTTACTGATTCTTCATTAGTAACTCTGCGTATTGCTTCGCCAAATAGGTTACTAACACTTACTTGTCTAGTTTTCTTACAGTTCTTAGGACAACGATTAGGAATAGTATCAGTAACTACTAATTCATCTAGTACTGACTTCTCAACCTTTTGACATGCTTCGTTACTTAATACTCCGTGTGTAATATAAGCACGAACACTACTAGCACCTGCATCCATAATTGCTTTGGCCGCATTGCATAATGTCCCGCCTGAGTCTACAATGTCATCTACTAGGATAGCATGTTTGCCTTGTACATCGCCAATTAGATTCATTACTTCGCTCTTACCTGCTTCTGGTCTACGTTTGTCTACTATAGCAATGTCGCCACCAAACATATCAGCAAACTTCCTAGCACGAACAACACCACCTGCGTCTGGTGATACAAATACTGTTCCTTGTTGTTGTACTTCTGGATCATCTCTCCAACCAATTGAACGTTTGATATCTTTTGCAAAGACTACACGGCTTGTTAAATCGTCCACAGGAATATCAAAGAAGCCTTGTATCTGTCCTGCATGTAAATCCATTGTTAAGATTCTATCTGCACCTGCTGTTGTTAATAAGTTACTAACAAGTTTTGCTGTGATAGGAGTACGTGAAGCACTCTTACGATCTTGTCTTGCGTAACCAAAGTAAGGAATGACTGCTGTAATTCTACTTGCACTTGATCTACGTGCCGCATCAATCATAATCATAAGTTCCATAACACTATCATTAACAGGTGTACAGGTACTCTGTATAATAAACACATCTTCGCCACGTACATTTTCTAAAAACTCTACGCTACTTTCTCCATCAGCAAACGTCGATACGTTAGCCGGTACTAGTGTTGCAAAACAATGTTCTGCAATCTGTTGTGCTAAATCTGGATTAGCATTTCCTGTGATAATTTTCATTTTCAAACGTTGTCCTTCCTTACTTGGTAATTGTACTTAATAGCACATTCAATTAACGACAGATCAACACCATGTTGTTCTGCCAACTTTGTTAGAGCTAGTGTGTCTTTAGGAAAACAATGTCCTCCAAAGCCACGCTCTGTCGTTATACTTGTATGGCTTTCACCAATACGTTTGTCTACACTTACACCATTAGCAACTGAAGTATAGTTAACACCACTTGCTTCACATAAGTCATACACTTGATTGAAGAAACTTACCTTAGTCGCTAAGAAACTATTTCTTAGATACTTTATTAGTATAAGTTCTTCAGGGGAGTTTTTAGTATTCACGTTAATCTTACCAAGAGCTTCTATTAATATAGTTGCCCAAAAGTTTGTATCGCCTTTAGCAAGATAGTGTGTTTCTGCATTGCACAGATCCTTTACGGCTGTTTCAGCACGTAGGAACTCTGGACTAAAGGTTGTGTTGAACTCTTTGATTTGATCCCAGACTTGAAGATCAATAGTACTTTTAACAAGCACAGGAATATTATCTAACTGTCTTGCTTGATTAACAACGTCAATGACACTACTGCCATCACATGATCCGTCTGCGTTAGACGGCGTTGACACACAACAAATGATTCCTTGGCAAACTTTATCAAAATCAGCGACATACCCAAGCCGCGGGTCATGAATTTCAACGTCCCAAGACTCTTTAAGTATAGCATGGTATGCCTTACCAACATACCCATACCCTGCAATGATTAGTTTCATTAAGCAATCCTCGTAATGTGCTACTAGTATATACTTAATTATCTATTATGTCAAGATAAAATAGGCGAGCTGAGTTAACTCGCCTATCCAATTTATTTGTTGTCGTGGTTAATAGATATATGTTTTAAAACTTTACCAGAATTTTCTCCAGCAGTAACAGTATATCCAGTCGTACCATTTCCATACACGTTTACTTCACTACGAGTTTTCATAAGGATTTTCTCCTTGCGTTCTCTCATTTTTTGCTCACGGTATGATTTAAGTAGGTAATCGTATCTGTTCATTACACTCTCCTTTTTACAGTTAAGTGCGTTCCTTCAGCATAGTTGCTTACTTCCGGCCTATATCGGCTGAACGTTGTATATGTATTTATCCAGCAATTAGAAAGAAAGGGTGCAACTTGTGATTGCACCCCAACAGGGTTAAACGAACTGTTTTCCTATTTCTCTTTCTGCTTCAGTAGCCATTTCTTTATCCCATTTGTCCAAATGCTTTTTCATAAAGCTATTGAACACTGGTGGTACTAATGCTAATGCAAAGAGTGTGAAGTAACCTACACCTGTGTTAGGTGCACCTACTTCGTCAAGTTCCCAGAAGTGTGTTTCACCTCTGTCATGATGATCAGCCTGGCGACCAATCTCTATGAAGAACCAGCTTGTGAATAATGTTGAGTTATCCCATGAGTGTCTATAGTCTATTGGTTCGCTTTTAACACGAATCAAACCATAGTGTTCTAGATAGTTAAGTGCTTCAAGTTCGAAGTTTGATATTAACCAAACAAGTCCGATACATGCGACACCTAACCAACCACCTGCAAAGAAGAACAATGCAAGTGTAGGTACACTCATCATGTAACCTCTTATCCATCTGTTACTTACGGACAAGAAAGGTTTACCTAAACGTTTCAATCTACCTCTTTCCATTTCAAACAAGAACTTAGATTGTCCTAAGTGTGATTTGATATAGTGTGAATAGATATCACGTCCTCTTGGTGCAGTTGCAGGATCATCTTCACTTGCTAATTCCAAATGATGATTGTACACATGAGCATAACAGAAATGTGCTGAACCTGATAGTCCCATCATCCAGCGGCTTATTACAAATGCAATGCCTTTGGTGTGCGATAGTTCATGCCCATAGATTATACCTATGCCTGCAAATATACCTGTTGATAGTGTAGCACCTAATAGTTCTGCACCTGCCATACCATTAAATATTTGGTAAGCAAGAGCTAACTGTAATGCTACAAAGACTGGTAACATCAAATACATTACTGTATTCTGTAACCAGGGGATACCTAAGGTCTCTCCATTCTCATCAACTGCTCCACGAGTGTGTTTAGTGATAAGTGTGTCAAGTATAATGCCTACTCCCAATAAGCCTACACCTGTCCATGCCCATGCTCCACCTGCCAACACTCCTGCGAGTGTTACAAGTATTAACAATGGTGCAATGAAGTACCTTATGTTTACGAAAAGTTTATTCATTGTGTTGTCTCCCGGCTTTCACCTGATAGTTAATCACAATGTTTATTATAGTAACACAATAACTTAAAAAGTCAAGTGCATATTAATACTTATACTACCAAAGCAAAAACACGGTTCTTATAAGAACATGCTAATATTAGCAACAACTTATCCATGCACTAAGAGCATAACAGCCTTTACAAAAAAAACATGGAAATCACACTCTTTTAAGGCCCGACTTTTGTGCGTATTTAATAAATACAGGTGAAGTAGAAAAGTTGCAATGATTTTGAAGCTTCCACACACAGACACATTGGATAGACAATGCGGATTATCCATCCGTTACAAGTGATTGACGGGGACCAAAGGTTCACGCACCGCCGGGGAAGTTCCGGGGTATTGCTTTCCTCAAGCATCCACAAAACTTATATAAGGAGAAGTAAAATGGCTACTATGCTATTCAACGGCCTTGTGAGTTTACTTGGAAACCCAAGCCCGTCCAAGGCTTTCGAAAAAGAGATGCTCACTTACGCCAAAACAGAGTACGGAAAAGATTGGCAATATGCCTTTCACTATATGTTAACCCACCAGGGCAAAGGTCCTAAGATGGGAGTACATAACTAATGACACAAGCAATTATGACAGTATCAACTGTGATTCAAGACGCTATAGCTGGCTTGATGGATTTAGTAAAGGAATGGAAACGAAACAGAGCTAACAAAGCCGCGATTCGTAGAACACACAAGGAATTATCCCAACTAACAGATCACGAACTACGTGATTTAGGCATTGGACGTTCTGATATTACATCAATTGCTTTAGGCAATTTTCATGATAAAAGAATGAGCAACGCTACAACTAACAAAAATTTAAGAGGATGGGTATAATGACTGCTATAGAATTAAGAGAAACAACTTGGGACTTTACATGCAAAACGTGTGTAGTAATTAGAAACGTACTATTAGGTATGTGGATTGGACTGATTGCGTTTGGTGAATCAGCAGGCAGAGCTAGAGCGGCCGCTGAACTATCACGTCAAGGCTATCACGAACAAGCACGTAACTTAATGGTTGATCAAGGGAGGATTAAGTAATGTCATTCTTCGCTAGATTATTTAAAATTTCAAAAGCCCACACTCGTGCTAGAAATACTAGAGCAGTATTACATAGCCTAACTGATCATGACTTGAGAGATATAGGAATCAAACGTGGTGATATAGATTATATTGCTGATGAACCAATTCGTGATATGGAAGCCAAGGACAAATATGAAGCTGGCGACCATTATATGCGAGGGAAACCTGTAGCAACTTGGAAAGGTAAAGCTCATGCGTAATGTTATATCTGCACTAATTCCATTTAGTATTATGATGTCAATCCTAGTAGGCGTAATGCTTGTTAACGGATTGTTCTGGGGAGGGTATTTTCACTAATGTGGCCTTACACTGAAGACGAACAAGACTGGGTATCAGGAAGATAAATTAAAAATGACAGAGCTGTCCGCCAAGACGGCTCTGCCATAACTTAAAAGTGTTATGCTTTCTTACTTGCGATTGTAAATTGAATATAACACCCATACAGCAACTAGACCAACTAAGCCCTGTGCAGATAACGCTGTTATCATTCCAGTGATGTTGTCTACTACGCTGATGTTTGGCCAGAACGGAATGTTCTGCCCGTTGAATAAAACTTCAAGCACGATACCTAAAGCGATAAGTGATACACCTACCTCAGTAATGGCACTTGCCCAAGTTTTTACTTTATTTAAGATTTCCATATAAGATCTCCTTTCTAAAATACTAAGTCAACGTCGACTCAGTCAATTATTTAAAGAAGGAAGTTTATAAGTTAAACTAGCATAAATGGTCTAAGGTATGTTAAAGCTAGGTGGGTTACCAACTATTAATGCATATGTGGGTAGTTATCTTGATTTACTTGCTCTCTGTCATTCCATTTATCAAATATCATACTACCTATAAATGCAATAACACCAAGTCCAATTATTCCCCATAGTGCTGGTTCGTTGGCAAGGAGATACACTAATACCTCCAAGCCGTTCATTTGATTAAAGTCTACTTCAGCCATGCTATCTTTCGGCCTTCTGCTTTTCTAAGAGCATGTTCTTTATGTGAACCTGGATATCTCCACGCCCAAATAGCAACAAGGACCATGAAGCCGCCAGTCCATGCTATTGCTTTTAAGTTACCTGTAGTAAACCACATAATAACTAAACTTGAACACATTGTTACGATCATTAAATATTTTCCTTTAGTTGGAAATACTCTCTTCTCGCTCCAGCCACGTAGAAACGGACCAAATAGTTTATGGTTCATAATCCAGTTGTGCATTCTATCACTTGACTTCGCAAAACAATATGCGGCACCAACTGCGGGTGTACTCCAAGGTAAGCCTGGTAGGTAGATTCCTACAAACGCTACACCTAATAGTAGACATCCTAGCGTAAACCAAAACGCTTTCTTTATATTAAAGTTTTTCATCATTGTTATAGTACTTTCTGTAGAGCTTCAATTAATTGATGCATCATTGCATTCGAATGGAAAGGTGTCGGCGCAAGTCGTAGGCGCTCCGTACCTACTTCAACTGTTGGATAGTTGATTGCTTGACAGTAAATTCCATACTCATTTATAAGTTCGTCACTTATAGCTTTACACTTCTTAGCATCTCCGATCTTAATAGGAACGATGTGGGTCACATTTTCGAAGATAGGGATGTCCCTGTTGGTAAGAAGTTTCTTAAGTCTTTTGGCTCGTTCCTGGTGTTGTTCTCGTAGTTCGTTATGGTCTCTCAAATATTTTACACTAGCTAATGCTCCTGCACAAATAACAGGACTCATTGAAGTAGTAAAAATAAACCCCGAAGCAACAGAGCGAATAGCATCAATGATAATACTATCACTTGCAATGTATCCTCCCTGCACTCCGTAGGCTTTCCCTAAGGTGCCATTCAGTATATCGATTTTGTCCTGTGATCCTTGCTCTGCAGAATATCCTGCACCTGTTTCACCATACAGGCCAACGGCGTGGACTTCATCGAGATATGTAATAGCACCGTACTTCTCAGCAAGAGCAACAATGCCTGGTATGTCACTGACGTATCCATCCATGCTATACACGGACTCAAAGACAATACAAGGTGTGCCTTTGACGTCTCGCAGTAGTTCTTCTAAATGCTCAAGATCATTGTGCCTAAATATTTTCTTTTCTGCACCACTGTTTCGTATTCCTTGAATGAGGGAAGCGTGATTCTTGCTATCACTAATAAAAACAATGTCGGGAATGATACGTTTTAACGCAATTAGAGTCCATTCATTTGCTACATATGCTGATGTATAGAGTAAAGCCGCTCCTTTGCTATGCAGTTGGGCGAGTTCGTTCTCTAGGGCAACGTGATAATGACTTGTACCCGCAATATTTCTAGTCCCGCCTGATCCTGCTCCTGTTTGATCAAGTGCAGTATGCATTGCGTCTAGAACCACCTTATGCTGACCCATTCCTAGGTAATCATTTGAACACCAGTTTACTATATTTTTTATAGCATACTTCCCATACCAGATGGCATTAGGAAACTCTCCTCTTTCACGTAAGATGTCGTTAAAGACTCGATAGTTACCTGACTTTTTCAAATCATCAACTGTGTTTTCAAATGGGGTTTTGTCAATCATTGCACAGCTATTTATGTGCGTATTTTATACTAAGTCTGGATAACGAACTTGTATTGTTTGGTATGACCTATCTCAAACTGGTGTAATTGGTTGAGTTGTATATGCTTAAATGTATTAACGATATGTGGCTCTATGCTATTAAACCTTGTTTTAAGTGTGTCTATGTCTCTAGTCATAGCTTTCATTACTTCTTCTGTTTGGTCTTTTTCGAGCAAACAAGTAAACTTTTCAATCTCAATCATGTTCTTAAATTGCTCGTATGTGTCTGTTGTAAAGAAGTCTGATACAACTAATAGTGTATCCGGAGCAACACTATGAAACAGTTTTTGCTCAAACATCACATGCATACTATCTAAAAACAATAGCACGTTATAGTCTTTCAACTCTGTATTACCACTAGTAAAGTAAATGTTGTTAGGGTAATTAGTTCTAGCATACTCTATAAACTCTTTGTTATTGTCTATGCCGTGAACCTTTATGTTATAATATCTTCTAAGGACATCAATTCCGCGACCCCATCCACAACCAACATCAAGTATCTTGGCTCCATCTAAATTAATGTCTGTTAACAAATCCAAGTACGCATTGATTTGTCCTGGCCAGTCTTGATCAATAGTTTCTAAATTAAATTTATTGTGTAATTGTTCTAGGCCGTGATTCTGTAAGGGCTTCCAGTCTATGTTCTTTACATACTGTTCAAAGAAGTCTGGGTGTGATAAGTTAAGCACAGGGTTCATTGGCTTAACTTTAGATTCTCGTATATTATCTTCAGCTTGTGCGCCAAGCCTTGCAAATACTTCATCTAATTCTTTTTGTGTTAATTCATTCATAATAGGGTTTAGTCCTGTTAACTGCATGTTGACATGTAAACAATGAATCTCTATGCGTTTGTGTTAACAGGACCTCGCTACTCTCTATATGTTTTGTACCGTGCTATGCACTACCATTTTGTATATCCTACTTATAATTCGGCTTATACTACTTTCACTTTTGATTTATGAAAGCATAGAACTTCTCAGCCGCTTCTAAGACTTCTTCAGTACCAGGTACTACAGGTGCATCAATTTGAACTTTAACTGTGTCACCTTCCTTAGAAAAAGTATATCCGTCCCACTTAGCATAATAGTCCTTCCAGACTGAAACACTAGCAAGTTTTAATACTTCAGCTCGAATTTCGTAACCGTTCTTGTTTGTTGTAATTTTTGGCATTGCCGATTTAAACATTTCTGCAACCTCTTGGGTCTGTTTAAAGATGGCTTCACCGTATTTTGTATCTACGCTCATTATGTTCTCCTTTGTGTGTATGTGTGTAGTGTCACTAATGTAACACAATTATTTAGTTTTGTAAACCCGGTTGGGGTTCAATTTAGATAGAATTTAATTCGTATTTTTTAATCTTATGTATTAATAAAGTACGTCCCATTCCTAATTGTCTTGCCGCTTTTGATTGATTTCCGCAGTTAGTTTCTAAGGCTAACACTATTGCTTTACGTTCTACATCTGCTAATTCTGCTGATAGAGTTCGCTCTACTTCAATCTCATGTTCCGGCCAAAGATCATCAAACATACTCCAAAGCATATCTTGTTCTTGTTGTGGTGTATATTGTTTAATTTCCTTATAAGTTTGTTCCATATCACTAATCCTCTGGCTGTAAGTGTATTTATTCTTGGATAAACCCTAGTGTTTAATGCTGAAGTGTAAATATATTTACACCTAAATGATAAATATGTATGGGCTACTAATATAGGGTTTTTAAATTTATGAATAAGATTGTAACACTGACAACTGCCATGATGATTGGCTTGTTTGTTTCACTAGCTACGACAGTTAGTGCTGAGACTAATACAGTAACATCAACAGTTACTGGTACAACTACAGTTGATAAAACACCGCCTACAGCAAGTGCTCCTAACGTGATGATTAATAATCAAGACGTATGTTCTACAGGAACTAGTGCCGCAGTACAAACACAGGTGTTTGGTATTGCCGGTGGTACTACAATCAGAGATTTAAACTGTGAAAGACTAAAACTATCTAGATCACTTTATGGTATGGGTATGAAGGTCGCGGCAGTAAGTTTATTATGTCAAGATGCAAGAGTCTTTAACGCTATGGAGATGGCAGGAACACCTTGCCCGTACAAAGGGAAGATTGGTATTGAAGCCGCGAAAGCATGGGCTGAGAATCCAGAGAAACGTCCCGATTACGAGAAATGGTTAAAGGAAAATGATCTTGAAGCATACGAAAAAGAATGGAAGAACAAAGCAACGACTTGGGGCGTGGGCCTTGGTAGTCTTGCTATGTTGTTATTCTTACTCTAGTTTAGCATACGACCAACAGTATAATGTAGGTGACACAGGACCTAATGGTGGTACTGTAACATCTGTTGATGTAACATCTGTTGTTACAGGCACTGAAGTTGGTCTAAATGGTGGCTTCGAAGAAACAACTACAACTACACTATTCACTGAAACTGTAATAGAACAAATATCAACATCAGAACAACAAACAGTTACAACTACAACTGCTGTAGAAACAACCACAGCTAATCAATTAGGAGCCATCGACACAAGTAATGGTTGGAGTACACAAGGTACTGTTAGTGTTGGCAGTGGTACTTGTAGCTATAGTGGAACATTACAAACAGGTGAAGCCTGCATGGGTCCACAAGCAAATGTTCCAAATTCAAATGCCAGCTCTGATATCAATTGGCAACCTAATGGATCTAATTCACTAGGTGGTGGACAAGTTGGCTCTGAGTATGTTGAGATAACCCAACTGTTGACAGAAGCTGAGATACAAGCAGGCTTTGATGTAAATTATGGTGTTACTGTTGAGTCACACAAATCAAACGCAACTGTGCCGGTTTGTTCTAGTACTAGTGGAGACTGTAAAGATCTAATTAAAGTATCTATTTACATGTTCTCAGGAGCACCTGGCGGACAAGGCGGAACTCGAGTTGCTTCATTAACCCACCGCGAAACTTTAACTTATTCAGGAACACAAACCTACGCTTATAACTATACAATACCACAGAACCAATACGAATCAGTTTGGGCTAAGATGAATCTATGGGGAGTTGACGCAGGATACCATCAACAGATGTTTGGACCAATATTCTCTGATCCTTATATAAAATTAACGTATGATGCTATTACGTCAGTCACTGAAACAATCACAAACATAATTTTAAGCAATCAAGAAACAGTTTTTAATTCAGAAGAGTCAATACTCACAAGTGTTTACATAGGCGATCCTGTAGCTGATACTGTTATTGAACCTATTAACTACGCAGAAGTAGAGTCATTTGAAATAGAAATAGTAGACAGTAATGGCGGTGGCGTTGAATTAGAATTTACAGTTGAAGTAGACGAAACAGCCAATGTAGCAACTGTAGAAATGAGTTCAACAAACTTAGAAACAGGTGTTGTACAAGTAGAACAAATAGCAGAAGTAACACTAGTAGCAAGTCTTGATAGCTTTGACTCTGGCAGTACAACTGTTGATATGCCTAGTGTAGAATCAATTGAAGCAGATGTTGGTGCTCAAGTTGACGTTGCTGTTGCAGATGCTATAGCTGAAATAGAACTACCAGAATTAGACATGCCAGAGACTACAGTAGCAGAAGTAGAGACAGCACCAGCTGAAGTAGAAACAACTACAACAGAAACAACTGAACCTACTACTGAAGTAGAAGTAAATACAAGTGAAGCAAGTAGCGAAGAGTCTACTACGGCAGAAACGGAAACATCAACTGAGGAAACAAGTGAGGGAAGCGAATCAACCGAAACCGAGACGGATGAGAACACAACTGAGACCGACCAAGAGTCCAGTAGTGATGTGGAACAGTCAGTGGATAAAAGTGGAGAGGAAAGTGAAGGGTCAGATAGTGGAGAGTCTGATGCTGGAGGAGATACCAAAGAAGCAAAAACCGAATCCAAAGCCGACGATAAAGGAAAATCCGGAGATGCTAAAAAAGGAAATGCTTCCAAACGAACTGAGTCTAAAGAACAAAAAGCAAAACGCATCAAAGAGGCAGTAGATAAGGCTAAACAAAAGATTGCAACTAGAATCTTAGCCGCAATGGCAGATACTTATAGTGCTATAAACGAAGCTACTAAGATAGCACTAATGTCTAGTTTAACAGATCAAGAAAACTTTAAGGCATACTTAGACAAACAAAACGCTTTACCATTAGATTGGTATACAAGCGAACAGATTTATGCGGACATGCCACAGCTATTAGACCCAGCAGGCATACTGTATGATATGGCGCAAGATAAAATCATGGACGAGATGATCATGCAACAATACGAAACACAACAATAGGAGATACTAAATGGCAGAAGTAGAATACAAAGGTATCAAAATAGGCGGAAGTAAATTGTTACTTGTTTTGCCTTTAGTTGGTACTATTATAGGTGGACTTTGGGGAGGCTTTGAACTCTACAACAGATACCTTATGATGGAAAAGAAGATAGATGCTTACGTGGCACCTGATCTTAGTGGATTTGATAAAAGACTAGAAGTTATTCAAAGTGAATTAGACATGGTACTAGCAGAAGTAGAACTTGTATCAGGAGTAGCTAAAGAACTAAAGAATGACTTACGTGGAGATGTTAGACGCATTGAAACTATTGTAGAAGATACAGAGTCTAAAGTTAAAGAAGACAGTCGTGAACTTAATAGAGATATTAATGATGCTGTTAAATCTATCAAAGAAGATATGAGAGCCTTAGAGGAAAAGATTGAAAAGCAAATTAAACTTGCTTTAGAAAATCCTTTGAGTAATATGGCTACATCTAAATAAAATAATATAACTCCAGCTTAACTATAACGGCTGGAGTTATACATTTCTTTTCAACTAACTTCGTTGATTTGATCTTGTGTAACAACACCCTCATTGATAAGACGTTGTCTATTAGCCATGTGCTGTTCTTGCACCATAGCTTTGTTTTGTGCATTGTAAGGAACTGCATTACCAGACTCAATTAACTGTTTACAGATACTTGATTCTCCTAGTGCAAAGTCACCTAGTATACGTCCAAACTTACCTTTACTATCATACTTCTTAGTAACAAGTACTTGCATACTTCCAACAGGTAAACGTTCTTCAACATACCTACCTGCGGCTTTACCAAATAACTTTTCAACCTTATCACTTGTACGAGACTCTGGAGTATCAACGCCTGCAAGTCTAACACGTTCATCGTTCAACCAAACGCCAAACCCTAAGTCAATATTAATATCAACTGTATCACCGTCTACTACTCTTACTATCTCTGCTCTATAAGTGTACATGTTCTTATTTTCCTTGTCCTCTATATTTTTTATAACTACGCTTCTTACTTTTATTCATCGAAGAAAACTTTGTTCTTGAATGGTTATTCCCTATACTTGTTTTCTTTGGCTGAGTTTCATGTTCCACGTAACTCTTGTGCAATCTCATAAGAGACCCTTCCATGTGTAGCATTGTTGCATTTAAACAACATTTCTACTACAAGAGTATTTATTATATTAGCTTATAATGATACGCCGGGTGCTTTAGCAGGGCCAAAGTTCTTACCCATTTGAACAATACATAATCCTGCGGATTGTATTTCAACTACAACTGACCAAGTACCTGTTTGCTGATTAACATATAGTGCTGATGGCCCTGTAATAATCTGCCCATTAGGTATTTGAATGAATGACTCAAATATTGCAAATGGTTGTTCACCGTACTGTCCTTGTACTATTCCTAGTATAGCATCGTATGGTCCACAGTCTATAAATGTAGGTAGTTTCATCATACCTGGCATTTTGTATTGATTTGGGTCTTGTGGTTGCTGGTCTTGTTCCTGTGCAGTCAATTGAGTAAGCATCGCACCAGACAATAGACAAGCAATGACGAGTGTGGAAAATGTTTTTAATAACTTCTTCATAGCTTAGTCCTTCCTACAGGTAGTTAGAGAATGTCTTACTTGCCGCTAGATCAATTGCCTTAACATATTGTTCTTCAGTAGCATAATCAAATATACTATGATTGCTAGGCTCTGCAACTAACCAACCGCCTTTTGCGATCTCATCTTCTAACTGCCCACGTTGCCATACGCTCATACCAGCAAACATTCTCCAGCCCTTAGGCTCGTTGCCCATTGCTAATTTTTCTAGCATTAAAGCATCACTAGTCATGCATACTTCCTCTGTTGCAGTCATAGTGTTTGTACTGGTCCACTCACTTGTGTGTAGTAATAAAATTGAAGTATCCGAAACAGGTCCACCTTTGTGGATAACTTGATCTTCTAATGCAGGAGCAAAGTCAACTCCTTTAAGGGCTCCAAGGCTTGTGCAACGAAACTCGCTAGGTTTGTTTAGGATAACACCTACATGTTCTCCGTCTTTCCTATGCTCGTACACGTAAACAACACTATGGTGAAATACAACGTCATTGTCCAACGCCGGTGTTGCAACTAAAAGTTTTCCTTTTAGGTCTTCCATCTTAACTCCAGTCTGGTAGTGGCCCGCCATATTTTTTCCCTTTAATTTTCTTACCTCCAACCTTCTTGCGGTTATCACCTATCTTGTGTGACTTACCACCTTCACGTCTTCGGTAACCTTGACTCTTACATGAGGCCAAAGCACTTGCTCCTAAAGAATCGTTTGAACGATTGCTTTTACAAAGTTTTGCACTTGCCGCCGCTTCTTCAAGAGCTTCAATGTCTATTTCGTATATCTTCATACAAATATTTATCTATATTTGTCTGCAGGGTTCCTAGAATAAGATTGACTGTCAGAGTTATCACATAACTTAAATGTTAGAGCTTTGCGTGGACCTCGAGTAGTATTAATACTAATCTCTCCAGTCTTGTCGAAGTATTCAATCTTTGTTATCTTGGCATGCTCGTTGTTTTGACCCACTAGGATCTGTTGACCAACCTCTAGGTTGATGTTTAAGTTTCTTAAGTTTGACATGGGATTCTCCTTCTTGTGCTGTTGAACAACAGCTTGTAATAGTATTTATTATAGGCCCCGCTGTACGGTTTGGAAAGGGCCTATTTTGATTGTTCTGCATCAATCATAATGACTAATAATATTACAAATTTGTGGTAAATACCTATATGAATGTTTACACACAGCTAAACAAGCCTAGTTTAGATGCCAATAGTAAATGGTTTCCATGTTTAATAACAGAACCTACAGCAGACCAAATAGTAGCACCAATACAACCATTACTTGTCACGCATATTGATTGCGTTAGGCACTATCAACACGATATTAAACCTTTGTTAGATCAAAAGGTGCATTGTATTGGCTCTATAACATATGATAGACTAATAGAAGCAGGCTTTAAAGACGTTAGTATGCATGGACTTGTTGCAGAAGATATTAAAATGAACAGTAACAGCATACCTGATAAGATTACTTGGTTACATGGTAATAGATACAGCAAAGACTTTAGTAAGTTTGATGGCGTCACTGCTATACAGACCTTCACTACGAGTGCTAATAACACCTCACTATATAAAGTCATCACTACAGCAAAAGACATCACTAACCTATTTGTCTACAGCTCACTAGTCTTAGAAGAACTAGAGAAACACGACATGGCCAATATCCATTTACACCATGTGGCATCAGCAGAACCTACTGTTGAAAAATGGAAGACCACTACAGAGTTCTATCCGGGCAAAGAATTACCCAAGGCCCCGCTGTAGCATCTAGCCCAATTCTCGTATCACAACTACCAAAACTATCTTAGGTTGTATTCTAGAAGTCTTTCTCTGCCTGTCGATTTAATTTAACCAAAACAGTTGACAATGACGGCAAGTGAGTATATATTATATAGTATGATAACAAAAACTACAATGATATGGATCGCTTGTATAGTGTTTTTGGTTGTGATAACGACTAAGGCTATGGCACACGATACTATCGCTGACAAGGTAAACACTTGGGCAACTAATGAAAAAGAGAAAACGATTGCATACCAAAAAGAAAGTTGGGCTGACAGTAAAGAACAACTAGGTAGAACTTGGAATTCAATTAAATCTTTATTCAATAAACAGGCTCAGTAATTAAATAGGCGGATGGAGGCCTAAGACATATGATTAAAAAAGCAAGTTTAATTTTACTAATAGGCCTCGTCACTACAGGCTGTTCGTCACTACACTCTACAATGGAGTCAAAACGATTAGAATGGCTCACTACAGAGAGTCCTCACTACGGTGATACTCATGGCGATGTCTGCATATCATGTGGTGAGAATTTCACTTTCATTCCTAACGAAGTATTGGGAGCCCAGGCACAGGCCAAAAGAGAAGGATTTGATTGGAATGATACTTCACCCGATAGGGTCGTGCTTCATTATTAATCTTTCAATTTAATTTACCAAAACCGGTTGACTTTCTAACCTTCTGACCTTATACTGTATATAACAGTTAGGCAATTAGGCAACCACAGAGGGAAAATTATGTTTTATATTTACGAAAAAAGTTCTACATATATAATGGGCAAGATGGACAAAGAGGGTTTGGTCCGTCCAGATCATAAACAATACTATAAGACTATGGCGTCGGCTAAGGCGGCACAAACCAAGATGTCAAAGAAATGGTTTGATATGTTTCGCAGAGGCATTCCAGATTATGCTCAACAGGAACCAGAGGAGAATGATCCACAGTTCCGTTTTGGTATTGCAGAAGTTGAATACTTCCACAAGAATATTGAAGCAACTCGCAAGGCAAAGAACTTGATGAGCAAGGAATGGTTTGTTGAACCAATTAACACCCCAGGCTATATGAGCCCACGGTCAGAAACTTATTGGAGTATGTAATTATGGAAAGAACATTTATTAAAATCGGAACTAAGGTAAGAACAAGACACGGAGAGGCCAAAGTGACAGGGATCGAACTAACCAAAGACGGTAGCAAGTATGGTATTGGTATGGATAAGATCTTTGTAGAAGATAAAGACAGATGTGTCTTTGATATGGACAACGGTCATTGGTCATATGGTCACCAAGTTTCGGTAATTTAATGGTTGACAAACGGTTAAAAAGACTCTATAATATACATATTAACAATTAAAAAGCTGGAGGGCTAATATATGTCAAATCAAGAAACAGTTCAAATGAGTGCAGAAGACCAAAAGTTTTTCGCTGAGATGGATTACCATTCAACATTCGGTAAGACATTTGGTGCAGAAACAGTATGGTCGATCTATAACGATGATGAGTATGGTGAGATCAAGTTTGGCAATCCACACCCATTCGGTGACAATGCTGTCATTAGACATAAATGTGATGTCTTTGGACCTTACAATGAGCTCGTAGAGATCAAAGGTAAGACATGGGGTGATGTTTGGGTTGCGGCCAATAAAGCAATCGTTCGTTCAGAAGATTTACATCACATTTATATTGAAGGGTTCAAACAAGGACCTGCAGGCGAACTAAGATTGCAGACAGGTTCATGATGATAGAAGTTTGGATATTTGGAACCTACTGCCTAGGAACGGTAGTAGGTATCTACTTTGGTTTTGAAATGGCCAATAAGAAAGTCGTTGCAAGAACCATTGATAATTTAATCAAGAATGGATATCTTCGTTCAAGACGTTTACCAAATGGAGATGAGGAAATTCTAAAACACGGAGAGGAATAATGAAATATATTTTAATCACATTGATGTTGAATAGCCCAATTACCTACGACAACGAAGCTATATGTAATTTGGCATTGGTCGAAGTAAAGAAGCAAGATGAAACCGCCATGTGTATACCGGCTGGTGAAACTCAACAAGAAACAATGGTATTGAACTTCTTCAAAATGTTTGAAAAACTCCAATCTTTTGAAATAGAATTGGAAAACAAGGAAACCGCTATCAAAAATTAGGGGTTGACTTTTAGGTCTTTTGACCTTATACTGTATATAACAATTAGGCAATAACCAGAGGGAAAAATGAAAATGGCAAATCTAGTAACCAAGGCAAGTGAATTAATCTACCAAATGGATAACGATCAATTGAATGAAGTTATCGAAGCAATCAAACTCAAAAGAACACACCTTACCAAACAGGCGGTCCGATCATTTATGGTTGGCGACATTGTTTCTTTCACAGGTAAACGTGGTGTTGATGTTTCAGGCAAGGTTAAGAAAATTGCTCAGAAATATGTCACAGTTGATTGTGGTGCTAAAGGGCAATGGAGAGTACCAGGAAACCATCTTACAAAATTAGGAATAGGTGCTTAATGGGACCTTACTCCGAAGAGAAACAGTATCAAAGGGCGGCCTCCATTAAGAGGTTGCTCGATACTAATCCACAACTCGACGAGCTTACTCGAGCAATGTGGGAACAGAAGGCTCGTAATTTAGCAATGACTGAAGAAAGGTACAATGCAAGAGTCAAAGCAATTTTTTCAAATATTAAAAGACAACCGGTGAATTTTCTATGCTGAAGCATGGTCAATGGGTAAGGATTAAAGTTAAGAATGGTATGTATCCTTACCGTGATAGGTATGCCCCCGGAGTCAGTTCTGTATCAAACGAGTTCAATTTCTATGAAGGCGAAGTTCGATACGAGAAGTGGTTCAAACCTAATGAGGTGGGCCTAACAACTGATCAACCCCATTTTCCAATGCGGGTCGTTCAACTAGAAAGGATTGTAGAGATAGATGGGGTGGAAAGATCCAAATCGTCAGAGCAATCGCTTCAAGCCGGAAGTGACGGTGAAGTCCTTAAAAGAACTGTTAAAGGTTCGACAGGAACACTATATGAAGTTGAAGTCGAAAGGAGTGGGAGATCATCCTGCTCTTGTCCAGGCCATCAATTTCGTGGCAATTGCCGACACGTCAAAGAGCTCTTCGAAGCGTTCGCGGCGTAAGAAATAAATTAAAGGTTGACATACTCAAGGTCTGACCTTATACTAAGAGAATAATGAGGCACAAGGAGAGGCAAATGGCATACTATACCTATACCAAAGATCCAATAGGAGCATTCACTGAAAAGTCAGTAGGCAATGTTTTTGAATATAGCCTCAACGATGAGCCTTTGAACAATCACCTAGGCGAAGACTTTCCTCACAAGGTATGGGTAGGTGGCAAAGATGTCTGCGGTATGACAGGTTGGCGTTTTGCTAATGTGATCAAGACAGTCGCAACGATTGTGGTAGACGAAGATGAATTTGGTTTGCCTGTCTTAGAAAAATGGTTCATCAAGAATCATAGGATATATGATGCTCGGTAGTATTCTTATAGTCATAGGCATTTTGCTTCTGCCTATTGGAATGATGCTGATGTGGGACAACGAAGACCCACCAGATAGAAAGAAGTAAATATCTATGCCTAATGAAAGGAACGGAATACCTGATCTGGAGATTCAATTGACTTGGAATTATCCGGCCTGTGTAGGACTTTCATGGATAGGAAAAGGTAAACACCGAACTACGGTATGGAGTGACGGAATTAGCCGGCCATGGCCAATCTTATATAGATTTCTACCCACCACTTGGGTCACATGGAATCGCAAAGGCTGTAGACTTAAAATACTCGGAAGGAGAAACAGATTTGAGTAGAGATACCACAACCGATAGCGATCGACAACTAATGGACGAATGGCTTAAAAAGAACGAGGTCACCGTCTGCCCACCATGTCAAAGAACAGACCCAGAGAATATCAATTTCTATACCTGGGGTCGTAGACCTAAAAAGAAGAAGGTCCCTGCCAAGAAAACTTCACCAAAATAGGTTGACTTTTGATACGTCTGGCCTTATACTGTAAGAGTAATGAGGCAAACTTAATTAGGAGGCAAATATGTTCAAGGCTATTATGTTTATAGCAATTGGAGCCGTAGGTGCATATCTTTATATGAACCCAGGTGACATAGATGGTGCAACTGAGATGCTCAAAGAAGGCGTCAACAAGGGTGCAACCGTGGTGCAAGAACTAACAGAAAAATAGAGGCAAGAGTATGGATATCATCTTTGACATCGATGGCACTTTAATGGACATCGAGCATAGAAAAAAGTTCGTTGAACAGAAACCAAAGGATTGGAATTCGTTCCGTGATTTGACTTCTGAAGACACTCCGAACTTAGATGTCTTTGCGGTAGCCATTGCATTACAAAAGGCCGGCAACAGAATTTTGGTTGCGTCAGGAAGAAACAAATCACAAAGAGCAATCACTCTCAAACAATTAATGGGTCAAGGTTTAGTATTCAATGAGCTTTATCTTAGAAGCGACAACGACTACAGACCTGACTACGAGCTTAAGAGTGGAATGCTTGATACAATGCTTGAAGCAGGATACAACCCCACATTGGTATTTGATGACAGAACAAGTGTCGTTGATATGTGGAGAAGTAGAGGCTTGAGAGCAGTCCAAGTCGCACCAGGAGATTTCTAAATGAGTAAGAAAGCTGAATGGTCTATGAGCTATTCATGGACTCAACCGTATCAGGGCATGAACTGTCGTGAGATTTATAATTCACTAGAGTTAGATGCTATTGATAGAATTGTTGAGTCCATGTCTACCTATCCTGATGCTGAGAGGATCATAAATAAAATCATAGGAGATATGAAGAATGATTAAGCCAGAAGATATTAAAGCAGGTCAATCATATGCCTGTCATTTTAAGGCAGAGATGATGTTAGACATTCACGGTCGCCCACCAGGGCTATCAGATGTACCATTAAAAGGACCAGGTTGGTACGAAGGATTTGGCCTTATCCAAACTAGAGATTCTGAAAAGAGATTGTTCGAAATTATCGATCAGGAATCAAACAGAAAAATGATTGTTCCTTGGGATCAATGTTGGGATATTGACGAAGCAGAATTGGTAAAAGAATAACTTGACTTTCTGATGTTTAGGCTATACTGTATAGGCTACATTAAACAAACAGAAAGGCATATATGTCATTAGGACCAAGTCCAACACAGGAACAACTAGATAAACAGGAATACCTAAACAAAAAAATGAAGGAGTTCTTAGACAAGGGCGGAAAGATCGAAAAGATACCAGAAGGCATGACAGGTGAAATGTATAGAGAAGAAAATGGTATCAAGCTCAATAAGAACAAGAATAAGAAGAAACCTCACAAAGTAAGATAAGGATAGAATACATGGTAAAATTATTTGTCTTTGAAACAGAGACTGAAGAAATTGAAGTCAATGCAATGGATTTCAGAGACGCTTGTCTTACCCTAGAAGAACAAGATCCTTCTATAAAGATTAAGGACATTGTATCCGTAATGGAATACTCTTGTCCAACAGTGGGTGATACCATTCACTGATATGATAAGGAAGTGTGCCTGAGTGGTTTAAAGGAGCGGTTTACTAAACCGTCGTAGGGGTGACTCTACCGTGGGTTCGAATCCTACCACTTCCGCCATATCATTACCGTAATTTATCGGCATAGCTGACCGGCAACCACACCGACAGGAAGGTGAAGGACGGAATGAGTCAGGTTGCTCAATAGCAAGGAGTTGGTGGCGTTTGCGCCAACTCCCCTAAGGTATATTTCGGCAAGAAAAAGGTTGACTTTCTGACCCTATGACCTTATACTGTATATAACAGTTAGGCAATTAGGCAATTAAACAGAGAGGCACAAAATGGCATACGTTTCACAAGAAGATAAGAAAAAACTAGCACCAGAGATTAAGAAGGTGCTTTCTAAATACGGTATGAAAGGTTCTATTTCAATCCGTCATCATTCAACATTGGTAGTGACAATTCAAAGCGGAGCAATTGACTTCAAAGAGTTTGGTACGTGGGGTCAAGGCGGAAGTGATGATGGTTATATTCAAGTTAATACATATCACATCGAAAATCATTATAGTGGTAAGGCAGAGAAGTTCCTTACAGAACTATTGGCCGCAATGAAAGGTCCTAACTATTTCTGTGATGATGATGCGATGACAGACTATTTTCACAGATCACATTATACAGATATCAACATAGGCAAGTGGAACAAGCCCTACTTCATGCAAAAGGCCGCTAAGAAGGTCTCTAAGAAGGTCGTAAAGGCGTCTAAAAACTCAAGGGCGTTTAACGGTTGGACACCGGAAGTTATTGACGGTTCTGTAGGTAGTATCACATTGCCAACCAACTCAACGATAAGTGATGCGAGTTCAATAAGTGAAACAAGTGAACAAGTGGCTCGCATGACAGCAAAAGAACAAGACAAGTTCGTAGAGGACATTGTAAGTCGCTACCCTAACTTGGCAGACACATTGATGACCAAACTAGGTTATAGTCTATTAGAACACGAAGGAGAATAACAATGGCAACTTCATTTGCTGATTTGAAATTTGAACCACACTCGGTTGCAGAAGGAGGAGTTCAAGCTCAACTTGAATTAGGTAAGTTTGAACTGTCTGTGGTAGACATGAAAGGCAATGGTCCCTTGTATGAAGTGGCGATCTTTGCAAATGGTAATTTCGTGCAACTACCTGGCGTTCATCCTAACTACGGCGAAGAAGGTAGTGACGATGTTATCCATTATCAGACAGCTGATAAGATCACAGAAATTATCAAGAAGATTCACCAAATCAACTTAGATTTTGTTGAGATCTTTGGCCAACCTGAGATGGACTTTCGGTAAGACATAGGCTTGACTTTGAGGCAGTCTGAGGCTATACTGTATATAATAACAATAAAAACATAGAGGGCAATATGAATATATCAAGAGAACAAATTAAAAAGGCATTCGTTAGCAAGGTTGAAGACATTGACGAATATGCTTATAACAATCAAGACTGGTATCAGCAAGATGAACAGAGAATCAGATACATCTTAGCAACTATTGAAATGGATCCAGGTGATTCATATTCATCTAATCCAAAGCAACTAGAACTTGGCCAAGAGTCAAACAGATTCTATAATTGCATAGAGTTCAGTGACGTCAAAGGTGAATACCAAATCAATGACGAGCATAGACTTGCAGAACTTATGAGAATGAGTGATGAAGATCTTAGAAAATATATAGAGGACAATGAGTATGATTGGATTGGTGACGATTACGATCATATCAACGAATACCTATTTCAAATCATGAACCGTTGGCAGGACGAGGTCGAGTTTGATACTACAGACTACGACAATGTCGATGCAATGACTGTGGTCAAAAGAGCTAGGCTTTGGAATGTTGATTCTGAAACAGGCTTCAAGAGCGAGAATAAGCATGAAGTGGGATACAATATCTTAATGGATTACTTCAATGAATTGAGTGAAGAATCAAGAGCAGAATGTCATGCAAGATTGGAGAAAGTAGAGCTTTAATAGGGGTTGACTTCTAGCACGAATGATCATATACTATAAGAACAATAAGGGCAACGAACAATTAGGAGGGCAAAATGCCAAATTGGTGCAATAATACAATTACTATCAAAGGTTCAACAGAAACTGTAAAGACTCTGTGGGATGACGCAAATGAAGTAGGTTTTCTTCAAGCGATGAAACCGATGCCAAAAGAACTAGATGGCACTACTTCACCTACACCCAAAGAAGGTGTACCACAACCACTCGTAGACGGACATGACAATTGGTATGCCTGGAGAGTAGACAACTGGGGTACTAAATGGGACATGGATGTCGAAGGATTAGAATACAAGGACAATGGTGACGGAACTAGTGAGATCACAGGTTGGGCAGACTCTGCCTGGGCACCACCCATCAATGCTTTTCAAACTCTCGCAGACGACATGGACGGTTTATATGTAGAGCTCAAGTATTGGGAATCAGGTATGGACTTTATCGGCGTATGGGATTCAGAAGGTGGCGATGCTTATTATGATGATGTATCAGAAACAGTTAGAAAAGATCCTACCTGGAATGAAGACAAGGTCCTATATGAACTAGTGGGCGACTTCGGACTTGAAGAATGGTTTGATGAAATGGATCAAGAAGAAGAGGAAATGGCCTAATGGAATTACTAGGTCTTTTCTTTTTGGGCATACCTGTATCAGTCTTGGTCATGTATGTCTTAATTCGTGTAAGGGAGCATGACGATGAAACTAGGATTGATTAACCAAAGGCTCATAGATACTGTGATAGATCAGATCAAAGTTGATGTGGCACAGGGCGATTTCACAGCCATAGATGAGATGCTTAAAAACATAGAGCAGAAACACCTAAGGGCATACCTACCAGAAGAAACTGTAGAGCGACTCAAACTGTCATAAATATAGTAGAACAAGGAGACTATATTATGGCGAAGTTATCTCAAATTGACCCAGAGCTACGAAATCTAGTAGACAAACGAACTCAAAAGGAAACACCCAAGCTGAGTCATCTGTGGAAAGAAAAGATGGCAGTTAGAAGAACACAGGTCCTTGGTCAAAAGACCGGACTCAAAGCACCTACCAATGCTTATACAGTTAAATGGGACAATCCAGACCTACCCAAAGGTACAGATGTCACAATCAAGCACTTCAGCACAATGGATGAAGCACTCGAATACGGTAGACACATTGCAAAGACTGTGGACCTAAGACGTGAAGCAGATGATGGTCTAGCAGTAAGAACAGGATACAATCCTAAGCCAGATCCCAGCTCTGTGGTACCTGTTGTGATTGAAACTCAGTTTGGTCTTAGAGAACTAACAGAACAAGACGTATGGCCAGAACGATATCAGCCAGATGCTTTTGTTAAGAATAAAAAGAAGATTACCCCCGATTTAGACAAGATAAGAGGTTTATAAGATCACCCAACAAAGCCATTTAGAGCCCACGGTCGGAAAGCCAAATTTTTCGACAGGGTCATACAAGCTAGAGCCACGAAGTGGTAGCGGTCGCGATTTTTGTTCCGAGAGCAGGCTCTCTACACCAAAAGTCGCCAGACCCATCTATGCAGAACCATATTACCACGTTATTGATTCCGGTGCCCCAAGGAGGACCTACCATGCGAGATAAAGACGATCCCATTCGCTATACCATAGACGATGATACACGCCAACTCATCGAAGCAGTCTTAAACAACAGTGAAACACTGGCCGACTGTCAGTGGGACGCCGATTCAGCGGATGATATACGACTCCTCAATCGTGAACTAGGAGAACGCTTCGGCATAGAGTATCACACCATAAACATAGAAGAGTCAGAGGATGGGGACGGAAACCTTACCCTTACCATAAAGGAGCAAAGAGAAGCGGATGACCGTGGACACTTTCGCCCTAAGCTGGTTATTGACAACGACACAGATGGCTTCCCCGACAACGATAATTGATGACTATCACAAAGATCTAGACTTCTTTACACTATACAGAGTTGACGATCCATGTGATGATGTTAGTCATTGGCTTCAATACATCAAACCCTTAACAGCCATAGCTTCTATCACAAGCGAGGAAAAATAGCATTTACACCCATAATCCATATAGTGATAAAGGTATAGTAGAGTCAACCATTACATAGTAGAAGAGTCAAACTAGCGTCTGACTCTGTTATAAGCGTCTAAATATAGCTAAGAAGGGCTTAGGCCCCGCTGTAAGCAGATTGGTTAGCACAATGAAACAGACTAGATTCACAATTTTTGAGAGTGACACAGACCTACTCTACATATGGGACACCATGCTAGACTATGCTATAGGGTCTATAGTCAACAGAGACCGTGCTGAGCGTATAGTAGAGGCACTGAACAAGCATGGAAGTGGTATGACTGTCCATTAGAGGTCAGAGTATTCAAACTATGCCTGTCGCCACCTCAGTCAATCAAATTATTCTACTCTTGCAAAATTAGAAATACCGTGTAAAATCGAGCCAAAACCGTACACCCATGGTGCCTATGGTGGCCTCGGGAGCAGTCAGAAATGCCTCAGCCATAACCATTTAAACCACATTCCACAATGGCCACTCCGTGGCCTCACTCTGACTCTACTATACTGTATGGACCTTGACCCCTCTCTATACTACTATAAGAGCTCACTACACTACTATAGTCACTACCCCTCACTATAGCTATATAAGGCTCACTACTATAAGCATCACTAGACTCTTCACTACGTTGGTCACTACGGTTCTCACTATATAGAATCTCATCTTCTTTGTGATTGGATATCTCATGGCCTCGAGGTGACCGGTGGTGGTCAGGGGTGATCTGGTCGGTCAGATCTGGCTTTAGAGTTCTAATGGTGTCGGCCTGAAATTCTCCAATGATATCAATGACTTAGCTGGCCCCGAGGGGT